GCCGGACACCCGAGCATTGTCGGACACCCAAGCATCGCCGGACACCCGAGCATTGTCGGACACCCAAGCATCGCCGGACACCCGAGCATTGCTAGACACCCGAGCATTGTCGGACACCCAAGCATCGCCGGACACCCAAGCATCATTTTCTTGGTCTAAGTTCCCTTCTTTCTCAACATATCCTCCAAAATCACCTTTTTGGGCATATTTGAAAGATTTTGTACACTTTATTTGGAATAACTTTATTCCAAAAGAATTGATTACAAACTTATCTGTTAGTATAAATTTTTTTTCCATACTTCAATCAGAATTGAAATTATCCTCACCACTTGGTTCTTCCTCCGGCATATCATTACCGAAATCCATAGGAATGAACCAATCTGAAATATAGTCTTGCATGATTTAATCCTCCTTTTGGCTACTTAGCCATTCTTTATAATCTTTCTCGTAATATTGGGGTATTATACCTTTCCTCATAAAGTCTATGTATTCTTGTACAGTACAATCATCCCAATCAACTCCGTTATCTGGTATATCTTCCGTTTCTGATGTACAAAGAGTGTATTCAAATGGATTATACCCACTGTTAAGCCCATATTCTTCAACTATCTTGATTACATTTTCATCAGTGGTTATTTGTTTGATTTCACTTTCAGCCACACACCCGGATATTTCAGAGTGCTTGCCAAGTACTTCACCGAAGTAAACACTGATTTTGTTATTCACTAAGTATTCGACATCTTCTGTGTCTGCAATAAATACTCCTTCAAGATTGCCCATTCTTCCGCAATCGAAGTCCATTTTAAATAATGCTTTCATAAATTTACTCCTGTTCTTGTTTGAAATATTCGTACTTTATCTCTCCATTTACGATCATGTCCATGATTTCTTCATCGGAAGATGTGGCTATCTTCATCATAAACTCATCTTTCTTCACCTTTTCAATATCTTCATTTTCAGTATTTCCCACCTTTTCCAACTTTCCCATCTTTTCTGCCTTTTCAGACATATAAGACACAGCATCTTTAGCTATTTTCAAGGCATAATCTGAATCGTATAAAGACATCATGGATTGAATGTATATTCCGTTAATCCTGTCAAATATCTCCTGTTGGGGAAGGCTTAGAAACTTTGCCGTATTCGCTCCCATCATCACCTTTATCTGCCAAGATGTTTTTATATTCACTATGTGAAGCCATCCCTCTTTGATAGGGCTTTTAATAATATAAAAGTCACCTACAATATATCCTTCGTCTATATCTTTCTTTTTCATAACTTGTATTTTTCCAAAGCAAGAATCATTTTATGATCTTCAAGGGCTGATTTTATTGTATCGTCAATCATCTGGTTATGCGTTTTAGAATTTATATCCAATTCTGAAACATTACATCCGTTATCAATCTTATTCTGAATACTGAAATAATAATTTCTTATTTCCAGCACATTCTTATGTATCTCTTCTCGTGTCATTTCCTGGGCAAAAATTTATTTTTAACAAATGATAAAAGCATCACGGATATTTCATCGGCATATCTTGCAAAATCATCCTGGTATTTCTCGTCAACATTGTTATCCATCCATAGTATTTGATTCTTTGCCATAGTACCTACCTTTTCAAGCGTTTCAAACATTTGAAGGCTAGATCCGGGGAGTGTTTTCTTTAGCATTTCATTCAACTCAATGGAAGATGAGTGGATAATATCAGCACAGAAAGCAATGGCGTTGACATACATCATCCAATCCATTTTCTCATCATCAGACATCTTCTTGATAATATCCATGCCCCTTACATATTTACCGTCAGGATAAGCCTTGATATATGCTTCCTGAAACTCCTTTATCTTAGCTGTTACACGAGAGCATTCAACCATACGGCCTTTCTTGATAAGATCGTTCTGCTGCTTGCGCAACTCCTTCATCTTTTCCTCTCTCTCACACTCCTGTATTAACAAATGTCTTTCCATCTTCAATTATCTTCTATTATTTTTATAAGTTCTTTAAACTGGTCCGCAATTATCTCTAGTTTTCCCTGTATCTTCTGATTCATATTCCCGTCCTTGTAGGAACTCTGAAATCCTTCATAACGTGAATCAATGCTAGAATAGCAGAATGAATCAGACGTGATGTTTACCATCGTATTGTCACCGTCTATGAACGGTTCTGGTATGTCTACTTTTATCATCATAGCAATCCGAAATAACTGTCTAGTTTATCAATCGTTTTATCTCCATCCATCAGGACGTACTCAATGACTTCTCGCCCTGAAAGTGTTATTCTCAACTTGTTCACAGGCTGGACATTGGCTATACCTTTAGAGTAATTGTTATAATGAACAATCTCCCATCCTTTTATGGATGATAGCATTCTCCGTTTGCCACACAAATTTATAGCTTTTGGAGTAAATTCCTTCTCTTTCTTATCCATAATCAATCGTTTTTAAACTTTTTAAACATCTCATCTCCCAACACTCCGCTAATGAACATGGTAAGTTCTACTTCCCATTCATCTTCCTTGCCCTTCACGAACGGATAAGTAAGCTGATGCCATTCATGGTAATCAAACAGCTTCATGCGAAGTGGGAAATAGTCAAACAGCTTCTTGTTTCCGTAAAATACACGAATATGATTACTTTTTAACTCTGTGTAGGACAAACCATAATAATCTAATATCTCATAAAATTTGTCCATTGGCGTAAAATTACACTTCATTTGATATATTCTTTTAGTTGTTTATGCAACGATTTCATGTATGCTATTATTGTATCCGCATTAGGGTCTGAAAAGTCAACATCCTTTACGCTTTTCAACTTTAACCCATATACTGAAATAACAATAACTTCTATGATGTTATGTTCTCTATCTTCACGGTATAACACATCTTGAATGCTAGATGTATTAATGACGGGAAAGTCACCAATTTTTATTAAAGATTTATACTTACCTAGCATCATTGACATTATTGACGTTATGTCGTTTTCTACAAAATCAAAAAACATATTCTCGTCATCTCCGCAATCTACTGTTTCAATAAACATACGAATAACATTCCACTCTGATTTTACGTGAAAAGTATTATCTGACTTGTCTACAAAGATGCCATCACCAAATCCATCCAACGCTTTTTCGGAAGCGGTGTACCCTAACCGTTCAAGTCTGTTTCTTATGTCGCTTGAATCCTTTCTAATCAATACCTTCATGGCAAATATTATGTTTAATTACTATTGTCGATTGCTTCGGTAGTCTAACCTGTTCACTGTTTTCCTTGTTGGTCAAAATATATCTTTCCCCGGTATCACTAAACAAGAAATCATCTTTCACGAAGGGTATTTTCTTTCCATCATACCCTACGATAAAGCAGTTTTGAAAAATTTCTAGTAGAATCATGGTTTTTTGTTTTTAGCACATAAAGAAAAAATAGGTTTAACATGAAATGCGTTTCTTACAATCCAGTCATAGTCTACGCTTTTTGGATCTCTTTCAATACTCCAAAGTTTGCTGGCGTAATTCATATCGCTTTTCAATAATCTGATTTGTCTTTTCTGCCTGTATATAACAATGTAAGGACAGAATACAATCATCATTATTTCTAAAAACTTTTTCATTGTCTTATCACTTAATGGTTAATAAAATCGGGGGAACGCTTTCCCCCTAAACTTTGATTATAAATATGCTTGCTTCTACACTCAAACATGATGCAAATATAGTCAATAAAATGACATATTATCAAACATTTTAAAATACATATTATTTATTCACATTTGTTAAAGTATGCCTTAAATACATTCACATTGTATATATTAACCTGTCCATAGTTAGCATCAAAAATCTTTTTCACTTCGTAACCTAGCTCGTAAGATATTACTTTCATCTTTCTCCAGCTAACCTTTCTCCAGTTTACACCGTTTTCCTTTGACCATCTTTTGATACTATACCATTCCTTGGATTCATCTAGTTGTTCCGTCTTTAGTTCTAGTTGTAGCTTTGCTTCCTTGTTTTCTAAGGTTAATGCTTGATTCCTTTCATACTCATCAGCCCAAGCCCTAGCAGCTTCGGCAGGATTGTTGAAGTTTGGAAGTCTTGATGATATAGAAGTATTTCCCGTGGTAAGAAACTCTTCGATCTTGTCATCTACCCAAATAGCAAAATCAGTGGATAATTTTTGAGCAACCCTAAGAGCTATTTTTTGATGTGCCCATGTTCCTTGCTGTGATACATTTCCTCCCTTTATAATTTGCAGTAAATCAGTCGAAATAAAATTTTTTATTTCGCTCAAACGATTTACATAATCAGTCATTTCCTTAGAATTTATAATAGTGGATAGATTTTTATCAGGAAATAACCTAGCAAAATCTGTAAGACATACAAGGATATATCCATTCATCTTACGCATCCTAACATTTATTCCATTATAAGAAAACATCTTACCCATTTCGGAGGGATTTGCCGTACTTAAAACAACACCTGTGTCATTTAAGTTTTCTTCATTAAACTGTCGCATAAATAAAAAAAAAAGAAGCAGAGATCTCTTCAACTTGCGACAGTTATACATTAGACTTATGAAAAATGTATGAAGAAACCTCTGCTTATATTTTAGGTAGCAGCTATCATTATAAAACAAAAAAGTCCAAAAACTATCGCACCGCAAAGATACATAAAGTTTTTATAATACCAAAAAAAATCATTATTTTTGCAAAACAATTAAAATGAGTAATATATGGCAAAGAAAGTGATTAGGGTGAATGTTAAATCACCTAAAGTAACATCAAATAAAAAGGCATCTCCCATAAAGGTCAAGATAAACATGAAGAATACGGGAGGAACACAAGCTATGGGTAAAAAATAGATTGCTTATTACAACATCTATACCCATCACTAATAGTTTGATGCGTGTGCACTTTCCTATCTCCATATCTTTGATGCAAGTATAATGCAATAAAGAATCCAACAGTAACAAAACCAATTGATGTATAGTATATCGCATTAATCAAATGTGCATCCTCAAACACCACATTATTAAATACAATATCCAGTATTGCGTATATAAACATTTCAATGACAAATACTCTATGGTATATACAAAATAAAAATACCTTTGACAACACATAAAACAATATTGCATTAAACAGTTTGGCGTTAAAGAATATGGTAAGGTACTTGTCCGAAAACGGAGTGGCATACTGAATATACTCCAATGTGTCACCATCATAATATTCAATGATATCACCTGTTCCAACAGAGTGTATAACCTCACACTGATGGACAAGTATAGCAAGACAGAACAATATAGGATAACATCTTATCACCCAAATAAGAAACGTCCTGTATAAATTGTTCAAACTTTCCTCTAGCATTTTGTCTTTCATAAATTTACTCTCCTGGACAAATTTCTAATAATCTCTTCTTTCGTTCTCCCTTTCAACAGGTTAAGATCAATTGTTGCAGACCCTACCTTTACGCAACCATCAGATATGTATTGCTGCACACGTTCGTTCACAAGATAGTCCGCACCAAGCATATCCAATTTGGACAGTCCTTTCACATCATTTCTTCTGCTTAACACAAATCCACCTACCGTTCTCCATATACGCCTGTATTGGCTTATTCCGTCCTTTACAGGCATGATTATGTCGTTTTCAAACAATGGTATTCCGTTCATGTCAAACACGCCTGTAAACCATTCTACAACACAACCACTGCTATCTCTTACACGTCCATAAGCATCTATGGATACATCGTCAATAAGAAGTTCATATCGCCCCGTTACTCCATTAAATATACGGAGTAACGGGAAATCAATGTCATTTCTTCCCATTCCCCTTAATCGCTTCAATACATTCCTTTACTCCATCATCAAAACCATGCTTGTATCCCTTAGCGTATTCTCCAATGTTATACACCGCCATTGCAAATACAAACAGGATGATACCTAAAGCCTTATGCCAACCGGGCAGCGATATGGAAAACGGTTTAAATGTAATTGTGAGATCGCCAACCCATAATAGGGCGATAATACATATGATTGTAAATATAATTGTTTTCATAATCAATATTTTTTTCCGTTCAACTTAGGTCTTAGTTCATTGTATCTCATCTTCTGCTCAATATGCCATAGCAAATCTATGTCAAGATGTTTGGCTAGTGCAAAGATTGAAAATATCATGTCATTTATAATCGTAGAAAGATATTTGTAATCTACAATTGGTTTGATAAATATAGAATATATCGCTTCCGTGAAACTCAATTGGCTGTACATGTAGGCAATATCATCCATATATTCGGAGTTAATATCATTACTAGCAGATTCAAGGCTTATCCCCCGAAGTCCTGCAAGATCAAGCAGGCATATAACCGCATTACTTAGTTTGTCTGGAAGTGTGTCTTTTACATGCTTTTCAAAGGAACACTTAAATCGCTTTTCTTCTTCCACTAATGCAGGATAGCGATTATAGTCCATTTCAAAACGTGATTTACATTTCTTTCCTAATCTTCCCTTTCTATCCGCTTCCACAGCTTCCATAAGTTCGAGAATGATAAGGCAAAGGAAGTGTTCTTCACTCAGTCTTTTATCGTGGAAACCATGCTCACAAGCTGTCTTATAAGCACGATCCCGTAGTTCGTTCAAATTAATATTATTCATAAATTTACTCCCTATTTGTTAATCAATCAGTTTAAATTCATAAACGAAAACATAAGGATTGGATTCCCATGTGCCCTTGCCTGATACTTTATCTATGAGGGCTGCAAAGGCTTCACGGGGAGTATCAAAGTCGGTGCAACCAATAGCTCGCCAATGCTTCAAACCACAGACGCAATATTTTTTTGTTCCATCATATTCATATTGGCGAGTATTCAGTTCAACACCCTCACGCAAGCAATCTTCATCGGAAATGTCCTGTAAACGTTCAACCTTAATATCGGTAATTCGGATATGATGTATCATGAGGTCAGCGCGGACAAGCATCTTATTTTTAAATCCTGCCCCACAATACTTTTTGTTAATTGTTGATGAATCTACAAAGAAGTCATTAGGGCAATTCCCCGCATGAAATATGGTTTCATAGCTTTGCGCAATGGCAACAACTTCACCAACCTTATATCTAGACAAATGAATTTTATCTTTACAATATGTAAATGGAACAATTCGTCTAGTTATTGTCTTACGACCGTCCAACACCGCTTGTGTTAATCCAAATTTATCATTGAAAGATATCTTTTTCATATTTATATCAATTTTAATGCTTCCTGTAATCCTGCTTCCAGTGCTTCCTCGTAGGTATTATAACGGATAATAGGCCTGTCAGACAATCCTATCAAGTCATGTCTCGGAATTGTCAGTATATCATACGTCCAATAGTTTTCATACATATAGGATATTTCGATATGCAGGTTCTTGGTTTCACGCAGCCACTTTTGTGCAACGGATTGAGTGGGACGACTATAACACAATTTTGGCAAATTCTTATTTGTTCGGAACACAGATTGCATTATCCGATTATCGTCTTCTTTAATAATATCTTTACAATACTCATTAAATCCTTTCTCTTTCAGCAACTTTGCTGTTTCTAATGTTACAAGTTCTTCGGTCATAACTATTTCTTGTTTAATTCATTCAACACTTTCTTTACTAATTCATAGCGTGGTAATTGCCAATCCTTCGCAATATCATCTATTTTATCGTCATAATGATTGTCGTAAACATACTGATTAAGACTATCAATAAATCCATCATCGTCAAGTCCTTCATCGCAATCATCAAACATATCAAGTTCACAGGCTAACTCGGAACATTCACAGTGAGATACCCAGTCATAAACACGACCGTCATAAACATTGGTCTGTCTGTTGTATTTTTCTCCAACGGAAATTACTCCACCGCAAAAATTGCACCTGTGCTCTTTACGAGCGACAGGAGTTTTATCTCTTAACACTTTCATAGTTATTCTCCTTTCTTATTTTCACATTCTTCACATTCTTCACAATGCAGCTTGTAAGCATGGGCAAACATTCGTAGAGTAACAGGTTCAAAATGAAAATCCGCCTGTTTCCCTTCTATAAGAACAGAAACACATAATTGTCCATCGCAAAAGTCAATATACGCTTCACCACCTCCATCTCCTTTAATGGAAAGTGTTTGTGTCTGTACGCTATTCATTATTCACCTCCTTTAATCTTTTAATTAGTGCATCAGCGCAATTAACCGCATATTTAGCGATTGCATCAGAATTACCCCCACAGTCATCTGCTACAACAGCCTTAATAATATCTTTCGCTAGTTCATATCGCCTCTGTTCCCAGTCGATAGCTGAAAAATCAAGTTCGCATTCTCTGTAAACCATGTTATCACATACATATAAATAATCATTGCTATGTTGAGAGTTGATGTTTAATTGGGGAGTTACATCTACCAAAACTCCTGTTGATTTTACTCTTGCTTTCATTGTTTAATCATTTATTTAAACATAACGCTTAGTAATAGTACCGAATGAATGATACCGATGCCAAACTATATTTCCACGCTGAATTTCAGTAAGCCAATCACAAGCCTTAAAAACTTGTCCTACATTGTATAGGAATGGTCTTTTTTGTATTTTTCTTTTTATTCTTGCTTTCATTGTTATTCCTTCTTCCCAACTTTAACATATCCGTTTTCAATGCACCAGCACAACATATCGTATGCTGCATCAATGAGTTCTTTACTCTCTGTAATCTTATAAGATTCCATATACAAGCACGTATAGCTATCCGCAAGTTTTTGGATGGTAAGCACTTGATTGCCAATAAAGCAAGGCAGCTTATCGAGAATATCCTGCAAGGTGTAGATATGGTATAATCCAAGTTCTTGTAAATGCTTCATTTGCTTGAATGACAATACCTGTTTCATTTCTTTTCCTCCTTATCTATCTTAATATCTGTTATTTTCCCACGACTGACAAAGCACTGGTCCATGTTTTGGTTTTCGTAAGCTATATCGCAAATGATTTCTGAACTATCATCGCACTCATTTTGTAATGAGCACTCATCACATATTCCAACTCGCAATTCATGCAGCATCCCGTCTATTATTATTCCGTTCTTGACTTTCATACCGTTCAATCTCCTTTCTGTTTAATCCGTTCCAGCACATCCTTGTTGGCTTCGAGTATATCATCGAAAGAGGGAATGTACATCCACATGTCACACTCGTAGCCGTTCCAATCCTCAAATTCAAATCCTCCGTCTGTCGCAACGTATGGCGATTTCCCGGATGAAACAACGATATAGCCACTAACAATCGCTCCATTTGATACCATTCTGCAAAGGACAAGCTTGTTTGGTTCTGGCAACCGTTCCTTGACACTTATCCAAGGCGATTGCTTTGACTGCCACTCTGCACCAGAAATAAAAGATTCATAACTCTGTTTATGCATTCCATTAGTAAATCCACTTATTGTACCTTCGGTATCACATATTTCAAAATGCGCCTGATGCTCCTTCGCTGCATCTTCTACTGTCTGTTTCATATCAAAATACTATTTTAAAATCCTTTCCTTTTAACGTAGGAAGCCTGTCAGTGACAAACTTCTCCAGTTCCTCTTCGTCTATCGGGAACAACGGGCAATATTGGTATCTGAACGTATGTACAAACCGCCCGTCAAGCATTACATCAAAAACCAGTGTTTTCATAAATTTACTTGCATTCTCTTTTCAGTTAATATACTTTTTCTTTTATCTACCAACCGCAAATACTTGCAATTGATAGAGCCTTTATTCACTTTAGTTCCATCAAGTTTCCTAATATCAAAGAAACCACTATCTCTTCTTCCAAATATGTAATACAAATCCTTTTGATATTCAACCAAGTCAAACAACCTAAAGCCTTTAACTAAGAATGGTGCTTGATTGAGCTTCTTTCTGCCACCTTTCAAGAAATTAGCTTTGTGTATTTGTCTGTTTTGGCATCTTACTTTCTTCTGATAGAAATAATATCCAAGAGGTTTAGCCACAGGATTACCACTGATACACCTTGCGTCAACATAATGCTCTTTAGGAAGATTGTTAGTGATACGGGTATTCTTCGTGATATAGCCAAAAGTCATACTTACATTAGGATAGATATTCTTTAGCCTATCATAGAAACTCCATCGCATAATCCCCATAAAGGCGGAATCTCTAAATGACTTTCCACGCTTTATATTTAATTTAAACTCACCTCTATGATATGCCTTATGGCAAGTTTCGCAAAGGGTAATCAAGTTGTTTGGGCTATCACCTCCAGTCTTTCTGCTCTCTATGTGATGCACATTCAAAACTTTATCTTTACTCTTACCCTTACAATGTTGGCAAATATGATTATCTCTAAATAGCACATACTCACGCACATTGAAGAAATCAAGCTGTTCTCCTTGTTGGTATTCACTGCCGGATATACTTGGATTATTAATCTTCTGTATATCAAAGGAAGCCGTTTCAACTACGATATTAGTTATCGGTAGGAACTTATGTATTTTCTCTACAACAGTCAAATGAGTTTGAATTTTGTTTTCAATAGATGGTGCTAGCCAACCTTTACGCTTGGAAGATACCCTATTATTGAAACGAGCCTTGCGATAACGAAGCCTACTCCTACGGGTCCTTCTTAATTCCCTACGAGTAGATAGCTTATCCACAATATCGTTTCTCAATTCTACATCTGCTGCATACAATTCTTTTTCACTTGTTGTTGCTGAAATGCCGATATGCTTGCTACCAGCATCTATACCCAAACTTACGGGCTGTGTATAATCTGTTGTGTCATAATCCAATTGAATTGTGAACGGAATACGGCACACAACATGAGCTAGACTGTTTTTTAACAGCCTTCTCACCTTACCAAACCTTTCGGTTGGCATAAGTGCTTGTCCTTGTTTGTTAATTACGTAAACCATTTACTATAAGTCGGATTTCTCCGTTAAATGCTCATCGACAATGTTATGGAGAGGTTTCCCGTCAGCAACACTATTCCTACCCCACAGAATTGTTTAATCACTGACCTTAGAGCAAGAGGCTTGAGCAAACACCCCTTGGTAACTATATATTCTCTCCTAACGTACTTAGTCTAATCAACCTGGGATTTTCAAGCCCTCAGACCAAAGACTTGTGAGTAGTTGATAATTTATTCACTTTTGTCCATAAACTAAATTCGGTATAGAGATATTTCCATTTATCCCTGTAACGGTATTTGTCGTTAGGATATTGGCAACGGACACAATAATCCGTCTTGTATAATACTTCATAGATTATACCCTTGTGTTCAAACAGTTCGTGTATGTCAAGGGTTCCTACTTCTACCTTATTCATGACTGTAAACAAAAAATTGTGTAAATAATTACAAATATGAAGTAGGCTAATGTTAAAATTGCCGCCCCACAAAACTTATCAAAATCCCTTTTTAAACCATATATGAATGTGGTTAATACAAGGGTGATAAACATAAAGTATATTGCAAAGCTGATTCCGTAAAATGTGTTCATATTTTATTCTTTTTATAATGATTACAATACTTAGGAGTTTTCCTAGCCGTTATTCTCTTCTGTAAAGCCATGCGATCCTAAATTCATTACCTTTGCCATAACAATTACTCCTTTACCAGTTCTATCGTAGTATTCGTAAGATTAACATACAAGTTCACATCCGACATGGTACCATCTTTCTTGACCTTGCTAAACAATGGGTCAATGGTATCATAAAAACCAATATTATAACCCTTAATATAGGCGTATTGTTTTTTTTCAGGAATAACAACACTTTCATGGTTATCTAATCTTATATATGTGGATGCAGGAGTAGTAATACAAACCTTGCTTCCGATAGGATACTTCGCATTGGATTCAATGTACTCCTTCTCTAATTTTATCATTTCGTTCTTCAATTCTTCTATATTTGAATTGAGAATTTTTTTCTTTGATTTAAATTCTTCTTTATTCATATACACAAACGTTTAACATTCTGATAAAATCTGTAACACAATAAGCTATACAATGACAATCATCAATCGTCCAACATATTTCCACATATAGCTTTCATTAACATAGCAAAAACAATTCCAAAAAGCATAAATTCACTCCTTTCTAACATTATTGTCCACCCACCTCATTGCGCCCTTTAACGCATCAGTTGTAGACCTGTAAAACATATCTACAAAGAGAACCATCCGTTCACCTTTTATTGTTCGGTACATGAAGTCTTTTTCTCCTGTGACCTCTATTGTACAGCCCTTGTAAAATGTGACATATTTATTTCTCATACGACAAATATATATATTATTGGTTTTCCAACAACTTTTTATTAACTTTTATTAAGCGTTTTTCCCAGTCGTTCAGATTGTCACCCGTCTTAATCTTCTCCATAACCGAAGCTATATCAAAAGATTTACATTTTTCATACAGATCACTCATTGTCGTTCCTTGTATGATTACTCCGTTCTTTTCCCCGGAAAAATATCCGTCAACACTCTCTATCACATCCCATTTCCGTCCTTCCAGGATGGATTGTTTATTGTTCGTTCCCATTATATTTAGCTATTATATTATTCATTTCATTGTTCTTGGCTTCCGTAAGACCTAATTTGGATATATTTTGAAGCGCAATCTCACATTGTTGACTAATGTATGAGATTTCATTGACATCAATATCACGGTTATCGTATATAAACGCTTTCCCTAGCTTAACAGCAAGACCTTGACATATATTCCCGGCAACTTTTTCAGCCGCTATAATGTTAAAACAAATAATTTGCTTAATACTTAGCTGATTGCTCGTTCCCATATTCTTTTGTTTTTAAGTTAGTAATCAAGTTCATTTGAAAGTATTGTGTACTTGTTGATACTATCTCTGTATGATTCAAATAACGGACAATCTTTCAACATAGTAATTTAATGCGAAAGAATACTTTTTCTTTAGTTCATTCTTACTTTGTTGTTTATCGAAGTATTCACTACATGATGATAGACTTAATGATAATAAAGCCAAAATTTCAATTCGTTTCATAATGATTATTTTTAAATCAAATGATACTTACAAGTTTTTCAAATGAATACACCCCACGAAGTTTGCCTAATTCTTCTTTATGCCGTAATGTAACACGCCACGGGTAAATTATTTCATTATTTATATTCATTTCTGGATAACTTTCTTTATCCCCTTTGAACTCCATCAGTTTAACGCAATAGTTGTTGAATAGTATTTGCGCCTGTCTGTCAGTAGCTAACAACTTGAATGTACTTTCCATGTCTTTTTATTTTTAAGTTAATAAATAGTTCCCGGCGGCGGTGGCGATCCGCTTGTTGTTCTCCACGCCGGGATAGTTGGTTATTTAAATACATGATCAATGAATACCGTATTCGTTTGCCATTGCCCTCTATGTTTAAAAACAAAATATCCGCGTATGGTTGCCGTTTCTTTCATCTCGTTTGCAAAGTCATAGGCCGCTTGTTGATTTTTGCCGAACTCCTTATTTATTGTTCCGCTGTTATTGCTCACCCTATAACGTAGCTTTGCAGGAGTTTTCGCCTTATCTGTAATAATATTCATATCTTTTCGTTTTTAAGTTATTAATTAGTTCCCGGTAATAGTATCGCTCTATTCGTTGTTCTCCATACCGGGCAATCCTATTTATCTTAATTCCCTAAATGACAGGCTTAACAAATCAGCCCAGTTCTTTGCGTATCTCTCTCTCATTTGTTCATATGATACGGTTACAATGTTTCCAGCAACTAACAAATTGCGTAAAATGCTATCTAAATTATTGTATATTTTTATAAAAATCACAATACATACCGTACAGGTCTATAATATCTGAGTCGGTTAATATTCTCTTTAAAACTCTAATTACTTTAATCACTTTCATTATTCGTTCAAATATGATTTGGGAAGTAACGGGAAAACATTCAAAACTTCTTTAAAACTTATTTCCCCAAATTTTTCAATAACTACGGAAAAATAACGGTTATGAGAACGGCTATTCCGTACAATACGGACGCATGAAGGTACTTCTTTGCGTGGTACTGTATCGTAGTCGTTTGCGTGCTCTCTTACAAACTTAATCAATTCAGGCGTTCTAGGTACATTTTGATTATTTTTTGCGTCCTGGTGCCGTTATAATACGCTCGTTTAACCTGTTTTTCGGGTAACTTGTGCCCGTCATAGCTTTTCCAAAACTTGATATTTTCCTTGATAAGATCCAATGTATCAATACTTCTGTTAGCTTTAAACGTTCCTATCTTAATACTTTCGTTTTCAAGGATAGGATATAATTCTTTTTGTAAGTTTTGTTTTCCCATAATACTATTCATTTAAATATTGCTTCCTGTAATTGGTCTTGGGCATATTTCTTTTTCATATGTCATTATAATGGTTAATTGTTCCCGAATAAATTGAATGTGTGTTTTTTGTTCGTTTAACGGCAAAGAATATAGTTCTTTGTAAAATTCGTTTTCACTTATAATCTTACATTTGTTGTCTTTGCAATATCTTTTAAAATCTTTTTCCGTGCCGTTCCCAAAATTGAAAGCTAGTTTAATTTTTTCATTACACCAAACAGAGTAGCCACCGTCTTGTATAGCTTCATTGATTGATTTATACCGGCGGCCTGATATACCGCCGCTAAAACTGTCAATAGTAAATTGTATCATAATGTTTTTAGAATATTGGTTTGTTGAGTATTTTCCAATAGAAGGTTTTATTTTGCCTCTATTGGCGTTTTTGGATGGAGTATTGCACACATTCTAAAATATATTCGGCATGTTCCCGGGCCGCTTCCTGTTTTTCCTGTTTGGTGGGTGTTATTCCGTCGTACTTGTATAACAGTTTGGCGGCCTCTCTGATTATGGATTTCATTTTACTGCAATTTGCAAGGTATTCTAATTGTGGTTGTACGCCATTGTTTATTTTTTTAATTAGACAATCTTGCATCCGTGATGTTATATTGTATATCTCACTTGTATTACGTATATACATTGCAAGTAAATTAGGTATGTCGTTTCTTCTTTCCATAATGTTACGTTTTAAAATTGTTATTGTTTGTTTTGGTTCTCTATGTAATCGGTTACCCGTATTGATAGATACAGGCAACCTAATAGTATTAATGTTTCGATCATAGTTATTTACTTTTGATTTTTCCAAACTCTATAATCATTATCACTCTCAAAACACATATAACCGCCAAAAACTTTGGCAACATGTGTGGGCGTAAAAGGGCATTCTTTAATTGCCCGGTACCGTGTTTCAACTTGTGCAAAATACGTTCTCATAATTACTTTAATTTAAAGGTTATATTTTCAGGAAGTTTTGTTTTGTCAACTGTTTTAACAAATTCATCAAACTGTTCTTGCGTTATCTTTGTTTCGTAGTCATTCCAATTAAACGCAAGTTCATTGCTATGATTGTAGTATATTGCGTTTTTAAGAGAAATTCCGGCGTCAAGAACGGCCAACATAACTAGCTTTTTGTTTTCCGCTTCTTGTATGGATTTTTCACAGTCTGCAATTATTTCATTGCGTTTTTTCTCGTATTCTTCACGTTTTTTCTGGTCTTTCCGTTCCTGTATGGCTTCACTAGTATAATACCCGTCCTTGATTCTGTTTTCAATTAGTGTACGCTCTTCATCCGTCAATCTTAATACAAAACGTTCGTTTTCGGGCTTATATGGGTTTTCCCATGTGTTACCCGTTAAGGCTTCTAATTGCTTTATAGCTTTTAAACTTTCTTGTTTCCAGCGGTCTACGATCCCTAGAGTATATAATAGGTATGTAAAGTACCCCTTATCCTCTGCACTATCACGTAGTACATTGTATTCTGATTCGGTAATACGTAGGTAGTTTATGGTAGTTTCTTTGTCGCTGTTTTTAAGGTGGTAAAAGCCATTTTCAACGGGATACATTGGTTGCCCGTAATGGTTGCACAAATGTAGATCAATAAACGTTTTAAACTGTGGAAAATGTTTTAATATTTCTTCGCGACAACAATTACTAGCACACCAAACGAAACGCCCGTTCCTACGTTTTTCGTAAATGTCGGCCGTGATACTCCAATCACATATACCATTTTTGCAAGAATCGCCTAAACTTATACGTACGTTCATTTTGTAGGTTACTCCATTTTCTACGAAATATTTTGCCACATTGTAGGATAAATTCTTTGTTTCCATAATTGTAATATTTAATTGTTAATTTTCAATTGTCCATTGTATAGCATGCTGTGCAGCCTGTAAGGTAGGATATATAATACATTCGTATTCTGGTGTTTTCCACATACAAAAACCGTACTTTTTAAAACTTTCCTTAACCGGCTTTTCTAAAAATTTGGGCAAATTTTCCTTATTCGCTTCGTAGCTTGTAATTTGCCCGCCAATCGTTTCTACTGTATAAACTATCATATTCTTTCCCATTCTTTCCCATTCTTTCCCATTCTTTCCCATTCTTTCCCATTCTTTCCCATTCTTTCTTAATAAATCCTTTAAAGTTCCCGAAATTACGCTTAAATTCGGCAATAGCTTCTTTTTTTGTCTTTCCGTAATAACAGTACCTTTGACCATTACGGTATTCTACTGTTAGTTTGTATTCCTTATCCTCTCCGTCCGTTTCGCTCGTTTCGTCTGGTCCGTCAAACACCTGGTAGATATTACAATAGCCCATATCCGACACAATCAAAAACCGCATGCCACTTATAACCAATGTGTAATACTTACTTGTTTCGTCAAAGTTTATATGATATTCCGTGTATTCGTTTATCGCTGCAATGTATATCTCATATCGTCTAACATTAAACAGTCTATCCGTGTCGTAAACCGATAGGTATTGGATCTTTTCGCTATTCGATTGCAATTCCGTATTGTAATACAACCGACTAGCATATACACATTCGCTAACCGCGCGTTTCAAGTTAGTACGCTTTCCAGTTTCAAAACTACCGATATGCAGTAATGCAGTATTGCCGTTAATCATGTTTTTAACCGCTCTTTGTGAGATTCTCTTTGCTTCCATATATAATGTATTAAGTTTATATACTGTACTCTGTATCTATACGGGCTTGTAACCGTTACCAACCACATAAAACAGGATGGTAGCTACATTACAATATGCGCGTATCGTATATACCGACCAGTATTAAGGCTTATGTATAGGATACATATACGCACATACATTATATTATATTAGGGATGTTAATCGCATATCGCACTAAGTTACTATTTCCATTATCAAGCAATACCCGTACCTCTGCATCGTGGCTAACAATACCGCTGTTTATATTCCGCTTATTCCCTGGTTTGCGGATCTGTACCACGCTCTCACCGTGGCAAGCTGTTTCAATACGTCAAGTATCTCTTTGTCTTTCCGACACTGCAAACATACAGCGTTTTTGATTAGGTTGTATATTTCATTAACATTCATTATAAATTAAGCTCGTTTTTTCCAAAATCAATACAGTTTATATACATATTTTAAATTAATATTGCATAATATTAATAGATCAGACCGTGCAAGACCTATTTTAGCTTAATATTATGTTTAATTTCAAGATTTTTCAATGTTAATTTGTGTTAAATTTGTTTGTAAGTGTCTGAGCGTGAGGGAATTACGAAATCTTCGTAGATGTCACTTGTAAAGATATTTTATTTGTAAAGATTTTGAAATTCGATTGTCGTAGAAAAGAATTTATTTTTATTTACAAACGTTGAGAAACGTGGTAGATAAACGTGTGTAATTGCCTGTAAATCAGTGCTATACCCCCTTTTATAGAGGCTTCGCTGCGGGTGTGTCGCTCCCGATAAATTTTTTTCTGAAAATTTTTTTCTCCAAATTTTGCTCGGATGGCTGATTTTGCGTTTTGGTGGTGTATTTTCGGTAGTTTTCAACAAAATCGGATAAATCTTTACATAAAAAGTTACGAAAATCGTAGGTTTTTTGGTGTGTTTCGTAGGTATGGTTGCATTTTTTATGTCTTTTTTTGCAGTATAAGTTATTGGTTTACAGTATTCTTCGTTGATTTCGTCGTTTTGATATGTATCTATACTAAATTACGTATGCAGTTTTGGTGTCTGTATGTATGTGTGTTATGTATGTATTGTGTATGTATATGTACTGTAATAGAGTATGTATCGTGTACGTGTATGTATATGTTGTAAATATATATTACTTTTAACATTTAATACGTAAATTAATAGGGAATTTTTTCGTATAGGGTTACGATTCAATTTTTTTTGACAAGGATAAATAGCTTGTTTTCAGCCATTTAACCACTAATTTTTGCGAGTTTTTTGACAAGTGTTGAAAAACGAAGAGTTTACGAAGTCTACGAAAAATCAACGAATTTCGTAGGTTTTTTACGAGTTTTTCAAAATCAATTAGTTGCATATGCAACTATCGGTGTTGATATTTTTTATTTTATGTTAAATTAAGTCAATTTTACATTTCTTAACGTAGAAAATAATAAGTAGATAAAAAATTATAGTTAAATCATTTTAACTAAAATGAGAAAAATTATTACAAAAGTAAAAAATAACAACAATCAATATTTTTTACTTTTCCTATTCAAATAATACTGTGGACGTGAAAGTAAAAAATCTTGTGTAAAGAAAGATAAACTATCTTCCTTGACACGTATTTGTTAATAGCGTAAACATTTGCAGTTAATTAATTTAACTATATGTTTTCGTATTGTTTTTTGCACTATATTTGCAGGTGAATATCTTAATGTGTGTGTAAAATATGGAAGAAGAAATAGAGATTAAACTTAGGTTGCCCGAATCAAGGCGTGTCGTATGCCTGTCCGATGCAATGCCCGACAGGGAACGTTGGTACAAGGGAATGAGGGTTCAGACACGGCTGTTCGGGTGGGTTACGCTCGTCAGCTTCAGGGACCGTCACTGCTGTCTTAAACTTGACGAGCCTCTGGAGGACGGAACAAAGGCTGTGTTCGTGTCGGAAGCGTCATTCATCAAGCGTGTGCCCGTACCTTTAACTGCAAAGTCTATGGCTGCACAGGTCGCTGGTGTCAGCGTGGAGGGTGAAGTGCTGGAGTACGAGAGGAAGATGAAGAGAAAATGGGAGAAGGAGAGGAAGCATATAGCGGAGATATGTGCAAGGTACGGGTATGTGCTTCCTTCCGAGTGGAAACGGTCGTTAAGGAGATTTGCTTCGTGGTGTGAGGACCAGGTAAGGCAGTACGGGCATATCGTGGATGCCGACTATCTTATGCGGCATGACACGTCCGTTGTGGGCGGAAGGAGCGTGGATGATCTAAGGTTCGTGCCCGATGTGGATATGGTGGATGGAACCGGGGCGAACGGGAAGCCTTCGGCAGCACGCGTTTCACGGTGCGCGCTCATTCCCGGGAGCATCGTCACCGCCATACGTAACGCCGGGAACGAGATGGACAAGTCGGTGTCGTTGTGGCGGAACAGCTATTTCGTAAGGATGAGGCGTTTCGGGTACACGTTCAATACCTGCTGTGACGGGGCAAAGACACGTGATGATGCGTTCACATGGTTCAAGGACATTACCATACAGTACATGGCTGACCTTATAGAGTATTATGGGATAAGACGTGATTCCATCGTGTGCCGGAAGCTGGAGCACATCGCGGACGTGTACTATTCTCTTGACGATATGGACGCACGCCCTGACATATCAACGGACGATTATGACCTGTATCCCGTTGTAATGTTCGGGAAGGTTGTGGACCGGGAGAAATCGGTAGAGAAAGGAGGGGAAGATGACTGTCGCTGAATCTGCAAAGGCTTCTTATGAATACATCCTTGATTCCGTTATGGGCAAGCTGGCGGACAAGGGCGGTGGTCGAGGATTCCGTAAAGCAAGGGATGAAGGTGAGTGGAAGCGTTCCATATCCGCTATGGTCGAGATGGACATAGCCGATGCGTGCAGGGAGTGCAATTTCAGACGGCACAGGAGCGGTTCCATCATGGCTTTTGACGGTAAGATATTCGTGCCCATGATGAAGGAGGATCTGATGCGCCTGTGCATGGACTTGTGTCGGATAAACGGTCTTAGCGAACTGTATATGACCGATACGAGCGAGCGGTTCTACCGTACCATCGTAAAGAACGTGACGCATGAGATATTCAATCCGAAGCGTAACTTCATCACGTTTGACAACTGCGTCCTTGACACGGAAACGATGGAAACGTTCGATTTCTCGCCCATGATAGAATCGTGCATACGTATCAATATCAATTATGACCCGTTGGCACGCAGCCCGTTGTGGGAGAAGTTTTTGGACGATGTGATTCCTGTGAAGGACACACAGGATGCCTTGCAGGAGTTTGTGGGGTGTGCCTTTGTTGACAGGAAGAAGATCAAGATGGAGAAGATGTGTTACCTTCTCGGTTGTGGTAGTAACGGTAAGTCGGTGTTCTTTGACGCTGTTGTCAATGCGCTAGGGAAAGATAATGTTTCTTATATGGAGATGGCTGACCTGTCGGGTGACAAGTCTACGTGCGAGTACAATATAGCTATGATAAACGGCAAGCTGCTCAACTACGCTTCCGAGATGGGTGGGAAGGATGTGAGCGGTGGCAAGTATAAGAAGTTCATATCCGGTGAGCCTACTATGGCACGCCTTCCGTTCGGTGAGCCTTTCCTTGCCGACATGATGCCGCCTTTCATGGCTAACCTTAACAAGATGCCTTCCGTTTCGGACCAGACTTACGGTCATTTCAGACGCTCCCTTGTTATCCCGTTCTATCGTGTGTTCAAGGAATCGGAACAGGACAGATCTCTTCCGTTGAAGCTGTCAAAGGAATCGGCGGCTATTATAAACTGGATAATAGAGGGTGCAAGACGGTTTGTGAAGAACAAGGGTGAATTTACGAGAAGTTATACGATAGAATCCGTTACGGAGAATGCCAGACGTGATTCCAACAGTGTCCTGTCGTATCTTTACGATTCGGGGTATGATTCTTCTGGTGATATTGAGGAATCCGCCATTCGTGACCGTGACCTGTATGTGAAATACATAGCATACTGCAATGACTGTGGCGTAAGACCTTACAGTAAGAGAAAGATGGTTGACATGATACGCCAGGAAGGCTATTCCGTCACTTCCGCGTGGGATGAGAACAGGAACAGGCTGTTTCAGGTTGTCCTAAGACGGAAGTATAATCCTGACGAATACCTTCTGCAACAGGCTGATGATATAATGAAGGAGGATTTGCCGTTCTAAATTTTGCAGTTTTAAAAAAAAATACTTAGTTTTGTAGCGTCAAATCAATCATGGGAGAGGCAAACTCCTGTGACTTCAATCATTGGAGTTATTTTTTTGCCATGACATATTGTAGTAGTATAGATTAAGATATTGCGCCTACCGAGTGGAGCTGCGGAAACGCCTCCGAAATAAACCCTATGGTTGATTTGACAGCTCGTAGTAGGCGCACTTTTTTATTGTTATGAATGAACTGGTTTTTAAAGGTCAGAATGACCAAGTTTTAACTAACAGTGTAAAAGAATTTATAATGACAATGTTCCCAAGTTGTGTAGGAAATATAGAGTTTCGTGAAAACGATTATGGGAAATATATGCTTTACGAAGATGGTACTATATACAACCAGATTACATTAGCTAATGCACTTATTGAATATGCCTGGATGCACGATTTTGATAAAGCAATAGAAGTAAATAAATTTCTTTTTGGGGATTGTGAATTATTGTATTATGCCATATTTACTACTATGGCGGAAGTATTAAAACTCTCAAGAAAAAAATCCTTTGATAGATGCACGTACTTGATGAAAGATAAAGTTACTGGGTTAATAAAAATAGGTTCTACGTCTGATATTAAAACGAGATATCGAACGCTTTCGTGCGGAAATCATAATTTATTAGTCATTGCAACTATTGACGAAAATATAGAAAATGAGTTACACCGCAAATTTTCAAATAAAAAAGTAAAAGGAGAATTTTATTCAATTGACGAAAATGAAATATTATCAATAATAAAAGAATACGGTTTCTCCACTTATTTAAAACCTTTCCGAGAATATAACGAAAATTAAATATTATTTAACCGTTATTGTTTTTACCATATTACTTTAATATGTATTTTTGCTGAAAAATTTTATTGTGTATGGATAATAAAGAGATTGTTTTATTTGATAGAAGTATTCGTGTTACTTCTGATTGGTATGTATGTGTGTCTGATGCCCAGTGTGCGATAAATGAATCCCGTAACAGGACTGGTTTGAAAAGGTATAATTTCAGCCAGTGGTTAAAGACGCTTTACGTGAGTGACATGGTTTGCAGTATTAATGAGAGCGGCAAGGATGCTTTTAAGGTTGAGTTTGACAATGATTCGGGTAAGATAGAGCAGTATTGTCATTTTGGTGTGTTTGTTAATATGATTTTGTCGGCAAGCCCTGTTAGTGGTGTGTTTGACAATGAGGATTGGTTTAATGATTACGTTTGTGATGTATATTCCATTGACGGTCATGTTTATGAACACGCCAAGATACTTGCCGTTGGCGGTTTGTGGCGTTATACGACAAAGAATGCCAGGTTCAGTGATGATATCCGTATGATGGATGATATCATGTATTCCGTTCCCGATGGAGACAAGGATGCCGTGTATAGCCTGTTCTTTGATTTGCTAGGTACGTTTTATTACAATTGGGAGTTTGCGTTGCGTTATGCGAAGAAACTTCTTTTAGGGGATGTGGAGGAATGATTATGAGGTGTTTTGTTCGTTTTGTCATGTTTCTCATATACGTTGACATTTTATTTGTTCTTCTTGTGTTTATGGTTCCTGCCGAAATGGTGTACCGATGGACGAGTGGACGTAAGCCTGGAGGATATGTTTCATGCCTTTCTGATTTTCTAGGATATCCTGACGGTTATCGTTATACGTTGAAGGATTTCTTTAGGGATATAAAACAGGGATGGCGTAATTTTAAGTAGCATGGGTTCTATTGATTATGAGTATATATTTGCCAATCTTGATACTGTGCTTGGGCTTCCTTTAAGGCGTAGGGGTAAGCGGTGGACATTGCCTGCCCGGATAAATCTGGAGAGCCATAGCAGGAAGGATAAGCTGGTTTTCTATATGAACAAGTCGGGCAGTATTACCGTTACCGAGCAGGGAGGTGATTCTGTCAACCTGTTTGATTTTCTCGTGTCTTATCTTCCCGGTTGCAGTAGTGCTTCTGATGCTTTTAGGATTCTGTCAAGCCCGGAAGGTTGCAGGATGAGTTTGAAGGATTTCTACGAGAGGGAGTATGATTCGGGTAGACAGGAATCAAAGTTTGTTGATGTGAAGTATGTTGACAGGCTTAGCGATGCCGGTCATTGGAAGGGTAATAACCTGTACGAGTACCTTTCAGGTGTTTTCGGTGTTGATTCCGTGAATGATGTGTTTTCAAGGTATAAGGTAGGCTGTCTTGGAAGGGAATCCGCTGTGTTCTGGTATTCCGACAAGGATGGTAACGTGTGCCATGACAACAGGATAAGATATGGGGCGAACGGTCACAGGAAGAAGGAAACCCATGCTTTCAGGAAGTTTACTACGGGAGAAGGGTTTACTTATCGTGGTTATTTTAAGCCGTTTTTAGGGGATTATTGCAGCGATGCGATAACTTGTATGGTTGAATCGGAAAAAACCGCCATAATAGCTTCTATGGCTTTCGGTAACGGTTTTGTATGGACAGCTTGTGGCGGAATGAACCAGATTGGAAATAAATTGCCAAAAAATGTTATTTTGTTCCCCGACTTTGATAATAAAGCTATATCTTTGTGGGGTGACAAAGGACGTGTGGCAAGATGGTGGGAACACCCTATCCTGTCTTTTGGATTGAAGCATAACGATGATATCGGAGATGCTGTTATTAATAATTTGAATAGTATTAACATTAAAGAATTTAGGAAATGGATATTGGAATAGGAATTGATTTTAAGGAAAATCTTCTTTCATTGCGTAATTATATCTCTTTGGGATTTAGTTGTGATGATATTGATTTCAAGAACGCAGCTATTGCTTCCATTGACAGAATGATGGAAGAAGTGTTGGATGATCATGATGTGAATTTCTTTGACGCATTGCAGAATGTGATTGATAACCTTAGTGAGGTTAATACGGTAAAGGATTTTCACGATATTTGCTGTGAATTTTATCATGTGATGGATGAGAACGAGTGTGTAATGCACCGTGAGTTCTTTGAAAAACTGAAAAAATATCGTGAAAGCAAGATTGAACGTATTGTTCCTTTGAAGGAAAAAGACTGTATTGTCATGGGTAATAAGTATGTTGAATTAGGTAGCGGCAAAGAGTGTGTCGTTGACAGTATTATCCACATGCTTAGTGAAAATGACCGAATGATTAAAGATGCTGTTTTGTATGTAGACCATCTTGGTCAGCGAATAGCGTGCTCTATTGATGAGTTTAGGAAAAAGTTTGGGGTGAGGAAATAGGGTGTGTCATGGCTAATAAAGGAGAGATAAGGATTGACGGTAAGGTGATGGGAAAGGATTACGGCAGGTATTTCTATTCTCCACGTGGTAATATGTGGGCTGTCACCTTATGTACGTATGACTGTGATGATGGTCGTATGTTTGAAAAAATAGAGTTGTATAGAACGAAGGATCAGGCTAGGGAAGCTGCATTCAGATTAAACACGGAAGAAAGAAATGGGTAAGACAGATGTAAGTATTTGACTATCCGCAATCATCCCCAAAGGGTAATTGATGGGTAAGCAGATTAGCCTAAGCACAGGTACAACCTGTGCTACGTTAGAAATGAATGTATAGGAACGTTGGGATGTTTATCCAAGTCCCAACCTCTTCGGTCAGTGATTAAACAGAACCTAAAGGAACGGTGTTGCTGACAACTGAAACCATTTCATAACCTTGGCGATGGGTAACTTATGGGAGAAGTCCTGGGCAGCTCTATTTTAGCTGCCGTAATACTAAACATTAAAAACATAACAAACCAATAATTAACTATGGTATATATCCTTAATAAACATAATGAGCCTCTTATGCCTTGTTCAGAGAGAAAAGCAAGACTTCTCTTGAAACAGGGAAGGGCTGTCATATACAGAAAGGACGTGTTTACCATTAAACTGATAAATGGAAGCTATGGATATAAACAGCACATAACAATGGGAATTGACTGTGGAAGCAAACATATAGGAATTTCTGCAACAACCAATAAGAAAGAACTGTTCTCGGCAAATGCCGAACTAAGAAATGACATTGTTAAGCTACTTTCTGATAGAAAGTCATTAAGAAGAAACAGAAGGTACAGAAAGGCAAGATACAGGAAACCCAGGTTTGACAACAGAAGGATTAAAGAAGGGTGGCTCGCACCATCAATCAGACAAAAGATTGACTCACATGTAAGGATTGTCAGTTTAATCCACAAATTGTTACCTGTGAAACAGGTTAATGTGGAGGTGGCTGCATTTGACATTCAGAAGATTAAAAATACAGACATTAAAAGCTCTGAATATCAGATGGGGGAACAACTTGATTCTTATAATGTAAGGGAATATGTATTGTTCAGGGACAATCACATTTGTCAACATTGCAAGGGAAAAAGCAAGGATGATGTATTGCAGGTTCATCATATTGAGAGCAGGAAAACAGGTGGCAATGCTCCTAACAACTTGGTTACACTTTGCAAGACTTGTCATGAAAAGTACCATTCAGGTGAAATAACATTGAATGTTAATCGTGGAAAGTCATTTAGGGATGCGAGTGCAATGAGTACGATGAGGTGGCTCTTGTATGAAGAACTGAAGAGTAGGTTCAGCAATGTGAATATTACTTATGGTTATATTACTAAGTACAAGAGGATTAAGTTAGGCTTGTCTAAGGAGCATTACAACGATGCTTATTGCATAGCTGGTAATCTTAATACAAGTAGGCTTTGCAATCATCATTTAATAAGGTTCATACCTAGGCATAGTAGGATATTGCATATGCAGAAATTCAGTAAAGGCGGTGTAAGACGAAGTGCTAGTGCTTCTTATTGGCTTAACTGTGGTAAACCTTCAAAAAGCGGAGCAATGTTTACCATGTTTGACAAGGTTAAGTTCAATGGTATTGTTTGTTTCATTAGTGGAAGTAGTAATGGTTATGCTGCATTAAGAGATATAAATTGGAATAAGGTTCACGGTTGTAAGACAACTGTAACTGTTAATAAATTAGCATTAGTTTCTCGAAGGCGTGGCAGCATGTTGTTTGGGGAATTATGCGGATAGTCATATTCTTCAATAGTATTATTGGGGTTGTGTAGTTGTTCCGATGATGATGATAGTGAATACAAAGATGCTATTATTGGCACATGGGAATTGACCCAAATAGAATTTGGCGGAGGATGGACATCTATACCAAGACGGACTTATGCAACATTTAATTCTGACGGTACTTATAATGGAAGAGGGTATTTTGGAAACGGATCTGGTACTTATAAAATTTCTGGGAATACTATCATTTGCTATATTGAAGGTGAAGAGTATGTACGATATGATATTATCGAACTTAATTCAAATTCATGTACACTAAATATGAAAATTGGCAGTGAAGAATTTAAGATTAAATGTGTAAAGCATTAATGAAATATACTCGGTTCTCATAATTTTAGAGAACCGAGTATTTACAATTTATAACTAAATATTTAATGTAGTATGGCATTTTATTCTTACCTTAGCACCAAAATAATAATTATGACTTTTATAACTAAAAGTTATCAAAATTTATTTGGTGTAAGATCGTATATTAATGCCAAAAATAAATAAAAAATGAATCAAGTAAAATTTGTAAAATTAAGACGGGATGCAGTTCTTCCCGAAAAAAAAACTGATGGTGCTGCCGGGTATGATTTGTATGTTCCTGACAACACGTTGATAAGAAAAGGTCGTAATCTGATTAAACTTGGTATAGCCATTCAGATGCCTTCAAATATGAAGGCTATTATCAAGCCGCGGAGTGGATTTTCCCTGAAAGGTATTATTGGCGTTGACGGGAAGTATCATGACGCTGATGTGTTGGATGGTGTTATTGATTGTGACTATACCGGTTGTATGGGTGTTATAGTGAAGAGTTTTGAGAAAGAGCCTTTCTATATTGCCGCAAAGGAGCGAATTGCTCAGCTTCTTTTCAGTAATTATATTGAGGTTGAATTTGTTGAGGTTGAAAGCCTTGATTCAACGGATAGGGGCGATGGAGGTTTTGGTTCCACAAATAATTTAGGCAAATGAGAAAGAAATTTTTATTATTTTTAGCTATTTCTTCAATAGTATTATTGGGGTTGTGTAGTTGTTCCGATGATAAGGATGATGAATACAAGGATGCTATTATCGGTACATGGGAACTTGTTCAGGTAAAAGTGGATGGTAGATGGTATCCTATGATAAGACCTACTTACGCTAAGTTTAATCAGGATGGTACTTATGTAGGAAGGGGCTATTTTGGGAATGGTTACGGTACTTATGATATTTCTGGTAAAACCATTACATGTTATGTTGATGGACATGAGTACGTAAGATACGATATTGTTGAACTGATGTCCAATACCTGTACATTGAAGATGATGATGGGAGGTGACAGTATGGATATTAAATGTGAAAAACGATGAAAACAAAAAAGATAAACAAGATTTACGACAAGGGCTATGATAGTGTGTTGAATAAGTATTTTATCTTAGCTATGTTTGTTGAGTTTGGTGAAATGAAGTATGATCGTATTTTCTTTTCTGATAAGAAGGATGCGGATAACATAAAAGTTGGTGATTTGTTATGATGGGAGTTACGTTGAACAGCAGGGCTAAAATTATAAACCGTGATAAATACATTTCACTTCACGGTGAAGATTCTGTAAGCAAGTCAAATGTGTTCGGTAAATTTGTCACTGTTAAATACTGTTTTGAGAATGGTGAAAAGTTTCTTTGTGCGGATGACCAGGGTAAAGAGTATATTCTTTTCTCGGATTGTATTGCTTATGTTGATCATGTTAAAGAGAGAAGCATCCTTGATGAGGCAAAGGATATCCGTAACAACAGCAGACAGTCTGACTATGGCGATGCAGTAGTCAATTTTGAAAACATTTCCAAGATGGCTTCTTTGATTACTGGAAAGGAATTATCTCCTTATGACTGTGTTGCTGTACAGATAGCTGTAAAGCTATGCAGACAGGGATTCCATAAAAATCGTGACAATATGGTTGACTTGGCTGGTTACGCTGATATAATGCAATTAATCGTAGACAAGGAGAATGTGAAAAATGGGCAAAAAGGCTGATAACGCTTTGGTTTTTAGGAGAGTTCTAGCGGCAAGCGGACTCTCCGATACTGATGTTAACAGGAAAAGCAGGAAGCATGATATTGTGATGAACCGTGCTCTTGTGTGCTTTGTCATGCGTGACATGGGTTTAAGTATGTCTGATATTTCTGATTTCCTATGTATTGACAGGAGTAGCATATACAATCTTTTTAAATATTCTTCTGAACTTGACGAGAGGGTAAGGGAGATAAAGTCTAGGATAAAGGAGGAAAGATAATGGGTTTGAATAAAGGATGGGGTAAACTTCCCCTTAGTAACAATCTTCTTATTGACGATGAAAAACAGAAGAAGATTGATATAGCAAAGCATATTGATGATGCGAATGAGATGGAGTTATGGGCTGCGTCCGCTTATGTCATAGATACCAATCCTGTCTTGTTTTACAAGGCTACGCACGTTGTTGACGAGGGTATGTCAGAGCGTTCTTTGCTTATGAAAGCCAAGCAATGGGTGAACTCTCCAAGAATAACCCAGATTGTCAATTATGCCAAATCTTCCATGCTTGCTTCCGATTATGTGACACCATCCATGAGGCGTGTATTGGAAGGTGAGAATAAGGAAAAGACAAAGACTTTGATAAACAAGGATAACCTTGAATTTGAAGATGCGATAAGCCTTATAGAAAGTTTCCTAAAGCGTTCTGATATAGACACTGCTGATTTTAAGGATGTGAAAGGTGCGCTTGATATGCTTGCAAAGTTCAAAGGATGGCTTTCTGACGATGATGCTAGTGAGGATTTTTATGACAAGACAACTATAGCGTTTTTCCCATACGATTGCGACAAGTGTGTCCGTGCCAAGGCAGGGTTATGCAACAAGTGTGTGTATCATAGGGAATCAACAGGTGATCTTAGTGATGATGAACGTAAATGGATAAAAGAAAACGATACATGGAAAGGGTAGTCTATGTCGGTAAGGAAAACTACTAATTTAACGGTAAGAAATAAAGAAAGGGAAAGGCGTGTAAGGGAAATAGAGGAAGAGGGAGTATTTGATTATTACCATAAATTTACTCCTGTCCAGTTGTACAAGTACCTTTCACCTCTATGTAGTATTGATGCGTTACGGGTATTACGTTTGTGCGTATTATCCGCACAGAGGGGAGATAATATGATAACGTTGAAGTTTATAAGGAGGCAACTGAAATACAAGCCCAGGCGTTCTGCTTTTGATTCATTGATAAATGCCGGATTGATAATAGAACCAGTTCCTAATGTTTTTTCCTGTACGGTGAAGGTGAACGAGTATTCTCATATATTAAGCATGATGCGTATTGATGATAATGCTCCCGATGTCGTAGATGTGGATGATTTAAATTGTTATAAAGTTGTAGCAGAGGATAATATTAGTTACCGTGTTGTTAGCAAACGGGGTAGTGTTATAAAGAGTTTCGCTGAAAAGAGTGAAGCAAGCAACTATCTTGACGAACTGTATTTTCCTAAAGGTGAAGATGGTGACGTGGAAGCATTGTCGAAAGAGGAAGAGGAAGAATTAACCATTTGATTAACTATTTTTAATATTGTTTTCTGTATTAGTTTATTTTTTAATATTACTTTTGTCGCATGAGATATTGCTATGATAAAGAACGGTATGATTATCTTGTCAACGAGATTTTTAAATGTGGCAAGATACTTAAAGAGAACACAACTAACGGTAAGGAAGTTAGCTGGAAGGTTTTCTGGATAAGGGTGGACGCTCACAAAAGAAGGCTGTCTGCAATGAGAGAATTAGACAAAATAAAAGAGGAGAAATATAAAAAATAAAAAAATGGATTTAGTATTAAATTGTAAAGTAAAGAAAGTAGGTCAGTTACAGGCTGGTACAAGTAAGGCAGGTAATCCTTGGCAGAAGAGAAATTATCTCGTTGAGGAAATTGGTTCCATGTATTCCAAAGAGGTGTATTTCTATGTAATGGGCACCCTGTGTGATCTTCAATTGAAAGAGGGTGATACTATTACTGCCCATCTTGAAATCAGAGCAAGAGAATACCAGGGTAAATATTACAATGAAGTTGGGTGCTTTAAGATAGATATGCCGCAACCAGCACAAGCTCCATCACCTGCACCTGTCCAGCCTGAAAGACGGGATGATTTGCCCTTTTAGTATTGCAATGCTATCCGAAATGTGTGGTTTTTGCCTGTATTGATTAAATTCTTGTTTTTGTTTGCGGATGGAGGTTTATCTTTTTTGCCATATTTCGGGTTTTCCTCCATCCGATTTTTATTCATTGAGTTATGAAAAAGATGATTAAAGGTAAATATCCGTTAGCTGATACATTTAATATTGTGTTGGGTAAGTTATCCGTTTTGAAATCTATTTCTGAGCCTGTTACCTTTTGTAAAAAAGAACTTAGATTTTCTGAATTATATTATGATATTATTTTGTACGAAAGGTATATTAGAGAAACAATGTTAAAATTGACGAATTGGATTGAAGATATTGAAATATATAAATCTGTTGGATATGACCACTCTGAATTTATTGCAATAAAGGAAAAACAGTATATAGATTCATCTATTATTGATTCAGAAGATGATATTCCAATTTTTTCTTTTAAAAGCTGTTTTGTGTGTGAAGATTATAGGGATATTGTCTTGGATTGTTCTGATAGAGATATTATAAGTATGATTAACACTATCAGTGCAATGAGTAGGTTTGATATATGCTCTTTCTTTAAAATTCCTTCATATAAGATAGATGAAAATGGTAATATGGTTGAGAGAACTTTTGCTGACAGAGAGATGGATAAGGCTTCTGATAGTGTAATGTTTGATTATGTTTGTTCTACTATGCTTGATGTGAACAGGGAAATTCATTCTTTAGTTGATTATGTGAAAGGAATTGATGATAATGGTTTCACCGAATCTGTTGTACAAAAAATGGAAAACAGTGTTACTAGAGTTCTTAATTTGAAAATAGTGTAATGAGGAAAAAAATACTTCTTGATAACCTAAGAGAATATCAGTCTTGGCGGAAAGGTGCTGATATTCCCATGATGCCACCATCCGAAGTAACTAGGATGATTGATTCTGCAATAACGGTGATAGAAAAGTCTGATACAAGCAAGGCGAATGCCGTGCTGTTTAAAAAAGAAGTTATAGACAAACTTCACATTACTGTTGGTGCTATGATTTTGGACGGGTATGACGAGTTTGATTCCTGTGTGAAATATGTTAATGATTTAATACGTGAGTTAGATGAAGATTAATTTGTTTGTAAACGGAAATTTGGTGTGCGACCGAAGCAAAGCGAGGGAGCACAGGGGCAGTCTAGCTGCACAGGGGCAGTCGAAGTTATAACGCTATGTGGTGGAGAACTTCCAGATGATTATGATATTTCAAAAGCTGTTATAATTGATGGCGATATTCATTGTCGTAGTATCAGTTGTAACGGCATTATTGTTTGTACAGGTTCTTATACCGTTATAGAGGGAGGAAATATATATGGCTCACTCTAACGGAAAAATTACTGCACCCGTAGGTATTGATGCCGATATTGCTCCTGTACTCGGAGTAGGCAGCTACGACCTTGGCTATCTTTGTTCCAACGCGCATGGGAAGATAAACAAATGGAGCTATATAAAACCCAAAGAAGCCAACACTCCGGATTTCAACAATGCCAATCTTCCAGGATTTGTATACGATTCTGTGAATAAACAACTTGTATACGATAAGCCTAAGACTTGGTTTAGAGCACTAGATTTTGATGGATATGACCACTATGCTAAACCGTTGACAGTAGACAAAGATCTTTTGACCAATCCAGTCGATGTTGCAAAGACTACTTTTGTGCTAACAGTTTCACCATATTGGGCTGATTCAAGATATAATTGGGGTCAAATAATGGGTGGTTTTACATTCTCTAGAATGAAAATAAAAATTGAAGTGTACAATGAGAATAAAAAGCTAGTCGATTATGGAACGTTTACTGTGAGTGACATAGACAGTACAGGAAAAGTATCAATTACACTTAACAGAAATAACCTCATATCAGTTGGCAATACTTATATTTATCTGAAAGGCTATTTCTGCGATTATAATGGTAACGTATTATGCCTCATACCAACAACAGGTGATGGATTTATTCGTAAGCCAATTGTTGTGACACAAAGTCTTGCTATTACACTTGGAACTACTACAGCTAATGCTTCTGGCTTTACTGTTTATGGAGAATTACTAGGAGGAAGTGGATCTACTTCTGCTAGATGCAGATTGAACATTACAAATAACACTTCTAGTGATTACGTTGCTTCATCCGGCAGACCATACGCTAGATATAGATGGAGGGCGAAAGATGGATCTTATACAGGTCAATGGTCAGGTAATATATTGATGCCTTCGTGCACAAATATTCCTAAATCATTTACACGTAATGATGTGGTTGATGCTGGAAATCCCCCATCTTATGGTAATGTTACTCAATGGTATGTTGATTATCAAGTTATTATGTATTAAACACCGGATATAATATACACAAGCAATGGGCATGGAACGGCAGCTTAGGTCTGTCTGTGTGTATTCTATATTGCTCGTCAATGCAGAACTGGCATGGGTTCTTAGATGTTACTGCTGTCCTCCATCCCTTGAAATTTGGAATGTTTTTCCATGAGTTGTAATTTGCTTCATTGAAAATTCCTAGAATCATCTGTTGTTCTATAACATACAACTGGCTTATACCGTTTGTAGCATATCCTCTACCGTAGTGTTTCTGTTTGCTTGGTGGAATAAATGATACGTTATATGGTGATGATATGTTGTTCCATATCTTCTTTTGAACCTCGTCTGTTATTTTCTCTATATTGTTCGTTTTTGTGGACAGTAATGTATTGGCAAGATATACTTCAACAACAGCGCGGAATCTGTTTGTATTTGTGTTTATTCTCTGCTTTGTCGTTTCTCCACCGTATGTTCTTTCCATATATTCCTTAATGCCGTTGTCCGTCATTGAAATATACTCCCATCCAAGATCATCGTTTAGTTCTAGTGACAGTTTATTGCTTTCCAGTACATATTGGTATATGTCGTTATATATATCCTCGCGGAACTTTTTGGTCAGTTCCAGCACTTTTTCTTTTTGGCTATCCGGGAGTTTTGATATTGACTTGAACGATTTAGCCCCTGCCAAAAGTAATACGGCTAGAAGGTCTTTAGAGAACTTCTCTGCACGCTCTTTGGTTGACGATTTTATACCGTTTGCAAGTCTTTTTACTTGGAAATAATAGTCTGCAATCTTAGATGTTTCTTCTTTGTTGATCATTGGTTTCTACCCTTTCTGTTATTCCGTTTGCTACCATATTTATCATAAAACTCTTGAAATCGCTTTGGCTGTAAACCTTTTGTCCGATTGATGCTAGAGTTTGAAATATGACAATTTGATTCTCATACAAAACCTTTTGGTTCTGTATGATAGCGTCAAGTTTGGATAATATTTCTTTTTCGTTGTACATAGTGCAAAGGTATGTATTTTCAGCAAAAAAGGCAACAGTAAAGATTCACATCTGCCTGTTGCCAAAGTAAAAACATCGTAATGGTTCATCTATTGTTATACAAATAAACAAAAAAAAATGGTATTTTTGCAATAATAAAATGTATAAATATTGTTAATCGTTTTGTAATGCCTAAAAGTATGGAAACTATAGATTCTATAATTTTATCAGATTATATTTTAAAACATTATGGACCAATGTCACACTTAAAATTGCAGAGATTATTATTTTACTGCGATGCTTATCATTTGGCATGTTTTGATAAAGAATTAATTGATGATTCTTTTGAGGCATGGGTACATGGTCCTATTAGTCGTAAGGTTTATGGTAGTCTTAAAGATAAATATATGCTGTATGAAGAATTGACCTATTCAAATAATACCAAAGAAGATGTAGATAAGAAATTTGCAAAGTTGACGCAAGACCAACGTAATTTTATTAGGTATATTTTGAAGGAACTATCTACTTGGACAATGTTTGAATTGGGGGCGTCAATTCGTAACGAAAAGCCTTGGAAAGAGGCTAGGATTGGTTATGGAGAGGCGGATAAGTGTCATGTGGAAATTTCAAAAGAAACAACTAGATTGTTCTATAAGAAAGACTTAATTCAATGACTTTACGTTTGTACATAAAAAAAGCAATAGAATAGATTGAGCCTTTCTATTGCCTAAATGAATAAATCTAAAAAATGCAATATGTTACTGCTAGTTGTATCCATTTAATGCTTTTTGGAAATTGTTGAGGTTGTCAAAATCTATACAACCTCATTAAATGTAATCTTTAAATAAGTTTTACTTTTTGCAGTTAAATCTGCACATCTAAAGGTATTAATGTACATTTTCACATACATTTTAGAACGTTAATTCGTTCTGGGCGATACCAACGCCCACTATCAGTTATCATAAAAGAATCACCGAATACTTTATAATGGTGTTCATTTGTTCCTTAATGCCCATCTAAATATCAACTAGCCTAATTATTACATTGCAAATATAATACTTTTTTGTATATTTGCAATGTATAACTAAATAAAATATCATGGAACTATTAGTAGAAAGAAAATGGTGTAAGCCTGATTATACTATAGGGCGTTTGTATATTGATGGTGAGTTTTTCAGTAATACGCTTGAAGATCGTGTTGTTGACGTGAATAAGAACGGAGTGTTTGATGGAAACGAGAAGAAAGTTTATGCTGAATCTGCTATTCCTTATGGAAGATACCAGGTTATATACAACTGGTCCCCAAAATTCGGACGTAATATGCCAAGACTGTTGAATGTTCCTCATTTTGAGGGTATTCTTTTTCACTCTGGGAATACAGCAAAGGATTCTGCCGGGTGTATCCTTGTTGGTAACAATACATCAAAAGGCAGACTTACCGAATCACGCTATACTTCTGACAAATTGAACAAGTTGATTGACGATGCGATAAAGCGTGGCGAACAGGTTTGGGTTACGATAAAGTGATAAATTATACGTTAAAGGAAATATAGGAGCGATGTTTTTGTCGCTCCTTGTTTTTTAGTAATAATACATTATGTACAGTGCTATACTATTCTCGCCAATTTTCCATCGGACGGTTTTCCGCCAAACAGGTGATTAATGTATGCAAGACCTTTTTGTGTGCATAGAACAACCATCACGACAAAACCTGGGTGATTCTCTCTTGGAATAGGCTTTTCTTTCATCTCGAAATACCCAGCATCAATATACTTCTGTTTTGGCTCATTCCTGTTAGCAAAGAATACTCCTGCTTCACGAAGTTTCTTGAACAAGGTATTTCGTCCGAATGGTAAGCCGAGTATCTTGGCAGCCTGTCCTATATCACATTTGCCTTCCATCGCAAAGGCTTTGTCGGCAAAATCCGCTTTGGGCTGAATTTTGGCAATCTTGGCATCTTTTTGTTCGATTTGCTTTTTCTGTTGCTCCGATTCAATGCGCAACCGTTCTTTCTCCTTTTCAGAAGCTACCAAAGCTTCCAAGGCTTCAAGATAGGTTTGCGGAGTTTGGATAGCCTTTTTCTCATTTTCGAGATATTCAAGACGGTCTATGATTTTTTCACGTAGAACTGCATCGTAGCCCGAAGCGAGAATAAGACAACCTTTCGGAGTTAGATTAAATAGAGGTCTTTCTTGACCGTTAGCGTCTGTGTATGAGCCCAATCCAAAATTGGATTCGGCTACACCTTGCGATAATAGATTGCGAATATCACGCATAACATGGGCATGTTGTTTACCCGTGACCTCTGCTATTTCAAGGGAGGTCATACCTTTTTGATTTGGAATTAAACTTTCCATACTTACTATTGTTTGGCATTATAATTATAGACAGAAAAACGGCTGCCATTTCCCGTGTCGCCAAACAATAGTAAGATTTTCTCCGAAGAGGAAATATTACGCAGGAAAGACAGCCGTGTATTTTCATACAAGCGATTGGGCATAAAAAAAAGCCCAGCTAATATAGTGAGCTATAACCGTGCTCTACGGAGAAAGAATACTTTACTATTGTTTGGCACCACAAAGTTACAACAATTCCTTAAACTACCAAACGAAAACAATATTTTTTTGAAGGCTTTGTCGGCGAAGTCGGCTTTCGGCTGTAGTTTTTCTATTTGTTTCTGCTGCCTTTTTATTTTCCAAAGCCAATCGTTCTTTTTCCTCTTCGGCTTGTATAACCATTAATGCAAGCTCCTTTCGGGAAAGTTCATGCTTGTTTTCCTCACATGCGATAAAATATTTTCTAGCTTGCCTTCCCCGTTCGTTGTTCTCAATCATGGATAGCTCTTTTGCCATACTGATTGATAGAGCATATTCGATTCGTTTAGTAGCTCCTATTTCTCGCTCCACAATTTCGGTGAATGATTGAAAATCAATACCTTCAATAAAATCATAAGATTTAATACGATCTTTAATCCCTTTTACTTTCAAGAAAAGAATGCAAATCACGTGCATTAACGGCTCTCTTACCGTTATTATCACTAATAGGAATAAGTTCATTCGTTGTGACGTTCATATTTTAACGAATTGTGATAAAAAGAAACCCTCCGTAGGTGTGAACGTCACAACATACGCAGGGCATAGAAGTCGCAGATTGTTTCCTTTCTGCCACCTTAGAGGGGTTCTTAATATCTTGTACAAAATCTGTTCGATTTATTTTGCCAAATATTATGTTATGACGTTCACCACAAAGAAAAGCATAATTTGTGATATATCAAAACTTTTCGGTGTTATTTTTTTTAAATCAATCCAAGTACCATACCTACTGCTCCCCAGAATACATCTCTCCATTCGGGCACTCCTTGTCTAAGCCACTTATCGTAGACGATTTCTTTTCCCACAAGAATAAACAAGGTTAGTGCTATTGCTGTCCATACGGAGAAAAACCATTGCGCCACGCTCACTACAAGTATCCCTGCAATGAGGTGCTCCATTCCGTCAACTCTCAAATTGTTAAGGCATATATAGTCTAATGCCCTTCTGATTTTTCTTAGAAAGTTTGTAAATTTTCCCATAGTTTAGCTGTTATCGTTGTTATCGTTGTTTTCATTGTTTTCTTCTATCGCCACCCTAGCTTCCATATCGTTTAATCTTCTGTCTTGTTCGTCCATTCTATCATCTTCATTATTTGCAGAGAAGTCACTTTCTTCTCTTGCTGTCTGTAATGATATTATTCGGGAGTTCACAAGCTGAACGAGTGTATTGTTCCATTCAGAGAAGTCTATGTATGAGTATGGCTCTATGGTAGCGTTTATTCTTAGAGCGTTATAACCTGTTGCGTCACCTTCCATTACTCCTACATAGTATTTGAATATATTGGCCATGTCATTTATGGCTGTATTCATCATTTGTGCATCACTTCTCGCCCATTCCATTTCCGGCTCGTAATACATTGCCGTTGTTCCAGTAGGTCTGTCACCTGATGATGATTGCATTGGCGGAACAACACCGCTTCCGTCAAGTATCCCGTTGTATATGTTATCTATCTCAGTGAACAGTGAGTTTGAAGCGTCCATTTTACCCATGAATTGTGCATCATCTTCTGCTCCTACACGTAAAATGGAAGTTCCTCCCAATCCGTTTCTTTGAATGTTTATTCTTCCGTTTGTCTTGATAAGTAGCATTTGGAATGCCTGTCGTGTGTTGTATTCTCCTATCATTGACATTAAGAACTCGAAATCGTCTATCAAGTCCTGTACTGCCCCCCAAAATGGAAGTTCAAGCCGTAGATATACTACAGGTATAAATCCCAGGTTATGGAATTGATGCAGTTGTATGATATTTCCGTTTTCGTCAATATCCGTTGCTATATCTCCGTTGGAATCAAGCGTGTAAAACTCATCTTTAGTCCATACATCGACAAGTGTATCTGTATGCTCTTCTCCATCAGCCGAGATATATGTGGTTGTATATTCCCTTGCGAAAGCTATTCTTTCCCCTCTTCTGTTTTTATGTTCATACAGTATATCTCCTTTTGAGTAGCTGAAAGACCTGTATTTTATCTCGTCCTTATCCTTATATATATATATGGCAGCATCTCCTACCTTTCCGGCTTCGCTTATAAGTTCAAACTTGGCTGTTTCCATGAGAGAATCAGTCCAGTATTCCTTGTATGTTGTCAGCTTATCCCTGTTCTGCTGGTTTGACGCGCTTTTCTTTATCTGAAATTTAAGAGGATTGGTACATAGGTGTGACACCCTTTTCTTGTGTATCATCCTTTGAAGAGGAAATGCTCGTCTTTGCAGTACATAGGGAGTTGATGCCAATTTCTTTTTTCTTTTCTGAGCACCTACATTCGCGCTTTCATCATCCGATGATGTGGCATCCTCGTCTGACGGGATACTGTCTTTCCAGTCGGGTCTGTTGTGTATATAATGCCCTGATGTATCCCATTGCGCTAGGAAATCATCTTGTGACATATATTTGTATATCAAAGTGGAGCGTCTTGGTTTTTTCTTTGTTCCTCCACCTCTTCCATCGTCACATCTTGACGGAAGTGCCACTTTGAACGGTTCTTTTCGTAATAAAACGTCTAATTTTAAAATTTCCATAGGTAATTATAAATATTTTAATTCATCCATTATATCGTTAGGTATGTCAATCATTACATCGCATATATCAAAATATGTCCTGTATAAAAATGTTCCTTCTATCAAGTCGGGCGAGCATCCTACAATCTTTTTTGCCTCCTGTTTTTTCAGCAGTCTTAGTTTCCCGTTTTCCCTTTCCACGTCACGTCTTATTGCTCTTCTCTGATCCATCAACGCTTCCCGTATTGTTTTGTTCACATACGGTTTGTCAAGAAGTTCCGGGTTTATACTGAATCCGCAATATCCTAGGTTTGTTCCTTTTATACGTGTTACCATCTCATCGGCAAGCTGTGCCCTTAGATCGAAATAGAATCTTACAGGCTGATCATCCTTGCTTTTGTCTAGTCTTTTCGGAACGCCTCTAAGTATTGCCAGGCTTTCGGGGAATGCGTCACGAAATGTAGGTGCTCCAAGACCGTCAAATGCCAGTCTGTTTTCACCGATTCCCCATTTCCGTAGATTGTTTCTTACCCATAGGTTCAAATCCCTAGGCTTTAATGTGTTTGACCATTCTAGGTCTTGTAAGTGATGTCCTATGAAGTGCCCCATTACACAAACGTCACCAAGACCGTATGCTATATCCAGTGTAGCACATTCAAAGTAATCGTCAAACACAGGCTGCGATGAGAACATTTCCTCCATTTCGTCACGGGTTATCCACTCGTTTCCCCCTTTTATCAGCTTCCATGAACCTAATGCGTTTATGGATACTTCCTGTGCTGTTCCTCCAAGGTTTTTCTGATAGTCGGGATTGGAAGCCATAAGTATCTTGTTATCTTCCAGCCCGGAAGCTATAAAGGTTATGCTCTTGATGTATCTTTTACAGTTTGTTTCGTCAATTTTGGTATTTTTACCGAATCTTGCGATGATATAATCTTTTGCCTGAGCAAATACTTCTTGTGGGCTGTCACCCCATGCTGTTTCATGTATAGTATCTCCATATTGAAAGAAATATCTTACTTTCCCCGATCTTTCTGGAATTGCTATTCCATCATCGTCTACCCACCATGATACCATTGCTCTCCAGAAATCGCTGTACGGATTTGGGTTGCACGCGCCTATAAGACTTGTTCTTAGTCCTGATGATGAACGCAATACCGTTTGAAGGTAGTTTATGATAGGTTCCGTTGCCTGTGAGCACTCGTCTATCGCCACCTTCACAACGTTACCACCCTGTTGTCTATCCTTAAATTCATTTACGCCTTTTTCTCCCGACAGGCAGGCATCACCGAAATAATCATATCGTATTTCACCTCCTGCGTCAAGTCTTGAAAGGCGTTTTGAATCAATATACTCACCATAAGGTTCAACCATTTTTGAAACCACTTTAAGAATACCGTCCGCTTTTTCTGCGGATGTCTTATCCTTACGGAAAACGAGCGCGGAGAATGACGGGTGGTTGCATGAACTCAGTATATCCATTCCAAGGCATACGGATTTTCCTCCCCCACGATTCCCGTGCAGTATTTTTATTCCTGCCTTGTTCCTTAAAAATGCTTCCTGCGAACCTTTCTGTGGGGCAAGCAAATTTACCTTGTACCCCTTGCTTCTTCTGTCCTCTATATATTTTTGGACGAAATCAAGGCTTTTATATGGTATAATTCCCCTTTTGCCATATCGTTTTAACGATTTGACAACATCCTTAGTCTTTAATCCTCTGTATTTTAAATCAATTTCTTCCATTGTATTATAATGATTCGCAAATATAATATTTTTTTAAATATTTTTTTGCTTATACACAAATTTTAACTACATTTGCATCGGTAAGAGGTACTTACTATGCACAAAGGTCTTGTGCATGAATCACATAAAAAACAAATAGTATATGAATGAAAATGTAAAAGTCATTTTTGAAGGTATCAAGAATGCGTTGGGAGAAAGTAGCTCCGTTATTACAGATCGTACAATCGAACAGACAATCAATGAGTTCTCAGCGTTCGCACCGCAGGAAAATGCGGAAAAGTTCTGGAATGAAAGTGTTGTAAATCATTTAAAGAACACAGTGGCAGGTCAGGTAAGAGCGTTTGCGTCTGATAAGCGCAAAGAGTGGGATACAATCAAGGAACAGGAAATATCCAACTTGAAAAAGGAATGGGAAAAATCACATCCTGCACCACAACCGACACCAGCACCGCAACCACAACCTACACCGACACCAGCACCCGAACCGAAACCGTTTGAGTTGCCCGATGATGTTAAGGCTAAACTTGAAGAGTTTGAAAAGTTCAAGAAAGAGTTTGAAGCTAAAGAGCAGGAGGAAAAGCAGAAGCAGATTGTAACTGAAAAGCGCAAGAAGCTGTCTGATTTGATTAAACGCCCGGAAGCGGGTATGCCTAACGAGTTGTTGCGCAACATCATTTTTGAGAACATTCAGATTTCGCCCGAAGAGGAAGATACAAGCATTCTTCTGAAAATACAGGGAAAGTACAATGAAACGTGTACTAAATACACAAAGGATGGCATTAATCCTTTCATCTCTGACAAGGGTGGTTCTAGCGATGTAAAGTCATTCATAGATAGAAAGAGAGAAGAAGATAAGGCTAGCAAGGAAAACAATATTGTCAGCCGATATTACAGTAAAATTAACAAATAGTTTTTTTAATTATGAAAGCAGGAGTTCTTGCAACAAGTTATAGTAAGATTGGTGGCGCAAGACATATCTTTTCTAATGATACGTCTTTGCACGTACTGTTGGTAGGATGTAACGTTCCAGTAGAACGTATGCCTACAGTTGGGAACAAACTTCCGGCTGGTACCATGATTAAATGCGATTCCTCAAAACAGGATGGCGGTGATATTCACTATTCATTCAGAATGTATGAGAAATCGGATTCTGGTGCTACGGTAAAAGTTGAAAAAATCATGGGTAATACAGTTGCCAAGGTTGGCATGGTTGTCGGTAAAGCACCTACTACTGCCGCAGGTACTACAACTGGTTTTACCATTAACGCTATTGATTCGTCTCATGACGAATATGACATCCTTACATTGTCCGGGGATGCAAGTAAATTGGAATTGACCGATATTTTGGTTGAAGTTACACAGGTTGGTGCTAGCGCAAAATTCAAGGTTATTCCTAATGCTATCCTGCCTTATGATGTTGACACCATTCCCGGTGCCACTCTCTATCCTTTCAACGGTGCATGGATGGTGACAAGTGAGATTTTGGAAAAACGCATTCCGCCCGTAGCTTCGGCAATCAAAAAGGCGATGAAGGATGATGAATCATATCCTTGCGTTTTCCGTTACACATTGTATAACTAATTAAATTTTTTGTTTTATGCAAAGATCGACATTTAGTTTCTATGATTGGCATTTCTCCGGGGAGATGCAGGAACTTATGGATTATGCCAATCAGAAATTTGATAACGAAAACTGGAGAAGCTACGGAGATTGGGATGTTCCTCAGATGAGTAAATCATGGAATGTCATGGTTGACGAATACACACAGGCTACCCGTCCTGTAATGCTGGCTCCTTTGGCTGAAAAGCCTATCATGGATACTACGGGATTTGAATGGTATTCTGGCCGTATTCCGAAGATGGGTCACGCCATTCAGTTTATGGAAACCGATATTCAGGAGTTCTATGAACTTGACATTCCGCAAGGCGCATTGCTTGACAAGATCCGTGAGAAATGGTACACAAAGATGGAAGCGTGTATCCAAGGTTTCCATACCGAGTTGAACTGCATGACTTATCAGGCTCTTTCTACAGGTATGCTTAACTATACAGCTAGTGGTACCAACTCAATCCCTGTTCAGATTGACTATCGTGTTCCTGCAAAACACAAGTTGAAAGCGTTGAAGCAGAAATGGTTTAGCGATACAGACTGGACACCGAACGAGAATGCAGATCCTATTAAAGACCTTCAAAGAATGTGCAAGATTGCCGATAATGACGGTGTACCATACGATCATTTTGAAATGTCAAAGGATTTGTATGATAATTTCTTGATGCACCCGAAAGTGACAGCAGCAGTACAGGCACGTCTTGTTCCTGCCGCAGCATCTACTACAATCTATCCTATGAACAATCAGGAAATTGTTGATGTGCTGATGAAGGTGTTCTCTATTCCTGTGATTATTCCTGTTGATGAAAAATCAAAATGGAACAAACTTGGTGTGATTGAGGAAGCCAAACCGTCTTTTGAAAAGAACACCGTTGTTCTTGTTCAGAGCGGTCAGTTCTTCCGTATCAAGAACTCACCGTCAATGTATTTGCAGGATACCAACCCGGCTGTACGTATTTCTTCTTTGGAAGGCGGACGTATCGCGTTCTTGCATCAGTATTCTTCTGAACCGTATGCTGAGAAGAGTTCAGGTGAATTGTGGGCGTGTCCTGTGATGAAGAATCCGAACAACCTTATCATCATGAAGGTTGACGAACAGTCAAATACGGGATTGTAAAAAGTTGAACCATGAAGGTTATTATTGATATAAATGGCGAAGGCACAGCAAAGGGCGCAGGGGAGTATTTCATTGGAGATACTCTCACGCTCCAAGCTATTCCCGAAGAAAGTGTAGAGTTCGGATACTGGCTTATTGCCGACAATGAAACATTGAAGCCGGAGGATAGACTGAAAGTTTCGGATAATCCGTTCACTATTCAAGTTACCCCTCAGATAACAGCAAAGGGTAACATGAAGGTAGAAGCATATTTCTATATGTCTATGCGTGAATATCTGAAAGCACAGATTGACTATGAGTTGAAAAACACATCGTATATCAGTGTTGCCCAGAAATGGGGATTCCGTTTGTCTGATGATAGCCGTGAAACGTCTGAGATGAAGAAGGATTTGGCTTATGCTGATTTGTTGCTCATTGTTTGTACTGCCCCTTCAACGATACAGGGAAAGACAAAGAAAGCCGGAAACTGGTCAATTACTGACACAAGCAAGACTATTTCTATCAATGACAAGAAAAGATTGGAGCAACGCGCAAAGGATTTATACGCCAAATGGGGTTTGAATTTGGATGTTGGAACAGATGTTGAAATAACTAGATTAAGATGGTAGTATGGGAAAGAGTATTTTAGGTGAGGATATGTTTCCTGATATGGTTAGAATTTACCAGAACAAGAACAGTTCGGATAAATATCAGACTACCCCATATTGGGAGATGATATACGAAGGAAGGGCAAACATACAGGAAAAGGACACAGGTTCGGAAACGAATGATGTTGACAAATCCGAATATGCCGCCTACCTAGAAGATAACGATGTAACCATACCTTCCGGGTGTCTGTTGGATTGGCGGAATTTCAACCATCCGTTTTCGGACAACAGCAATAGTTGGCGTGAGATAAAGAAACCTCCATTTAACAATATGGAATTTGGTACGGTGATATACTTTAACCAAATAGAAAACTAGAATACTATGACAATCAATTGGACGGAAATAATACTTGCTTTGTTGGGTACAAATGGCATAACCCTTCTAACTTCAATGTTAATGTTTAAGCAGAAGAAGGAAAAGATGGAAACTGAAATTGATTCTTCTACCTTGGACAATCTTGAAAAGGGGTTTGCTATTCAGGGTGCTCAGTTGAAGAAGGCGCAAGAGGAAATTTTGAGTTATCAGCAATCTCTCCACGATGCTTATCAGAAGATACAGGAGCTTTACAATGAACTGAATGATATTAAAACAGAACTGAAATGCGCTAAAGATGATCGAGATTTGCTAAAAAAGCAGATTGAGAAACTGAGTAAACCAGTAACAAGAAAAACAAGTACAAAAAATGCAGGCAAATAACAACGATAAAGTATTGAAAGAGTTTGGTAGTAATGTCCAGCTTGCCTTGGATGCTTCTATCATGCAGTTCATGGAAGATATCGCCACGAATATCATGGATGATATAAAAGACTTGGAGGGCTTTACCAACCAAACTTTCAATCTTGAAGATAGTTATGGATGTGGCATTTACAAAGATGGGGTCCTAAAGAAGATTGTGTGGGCAAATGCAACGAAAGTTGCAAATGAGCCTAGGAAACGTAACAATGTCGAGTATTGGGGGCGTGAACTTGCCGAAGATTTCTTCAACAGTTATAAATCCGATGGTTCTGAAAAATATGAACTGGTTGTCGCTGCTGTCATGTATTATGCCAAGTATGTTGAGAACTATCACCTGTTGAACGTTCTTTCAGATTCTTGGATTAAGACAAAGACAGATTTAAAAGGGGGTAAATATACTGTGGTTTTTAAGAAAATTGCAGCTAATATGTTAAACAAATATTTTAAGTGAAGTTATGGGCTACTTTAATCCTTCAACAATAAATACCACCTTGTACAATATTGTATTGGACAAGAAGATTGCTGACGATGTATATAAGGTGCAGCGTCCTGCAAGTGTTGATGATAAGGTAACTAGTTTTATTGTCGTAAACAACAATACAAGAATTGTCAGCAATACCGAGAGCGGCCCTTACGGTCACTTCGGGAAAGGCGAAACAATGGCTACGGTTACTCTGTTTGTAAGGGCATTGCCCGGGAACGTATATCCGTCTGTCATGGATGCGTTGAGTGAGAAAATGGTAGAACTGTTCCCGCAAAAGACTGTGCAGCTTCATTTCGAGATATTTAATGTTTTACCACCAATGTTTGACGGGGTTGGGTTCTATTATATGTCCGTCCTGTTGAATGTTGATATTTCAAAGGATTAGCTGCATGAAAAACGTGAGAAAAAACAGTGGAGGCGCATCGGTAGATACGCTCTCAACAATTAACAATAACTTTTTAAATACAGAAAATAGAATGGCACGAGTAAATTTAGACACCAGCCCTGCTTACTTGAACGGGCAGTCGGCTGCTTTGACATTTGATGCGATTGAGATTACCGATGAAACTCAATATTCAAGTTTTAAGAATCCGAAGATTCTTCCCAATATTGAATCTGGTACTACGGAATCCGCTGGTACTGACGCTGACACTTCTGAAACAAAGAACGAGCAGGGTGCTACCGTATTCCAGAATATCACACCGGGTACTATGGCATTTACCTTTACAGGTATGTCCACTTCAAAAGCCGCTTTCGCTTTCTTTACACAAGGGAACGAAGCCAAGGCTGAGTTGGATTTAAGTAGTTTAACTGATACTGTTGATGCTTTCGGTAAGGGAACTTCTCAGAAACTGAAAGCGTTTGGTGCAAGCTCATTCAAGCAGTTTGTACGTCCTATCGGTATTATCAACGGTACTGGTGACCGTATGATCTTCTTCCCGAAGGCATCATGGGCTGTCAGCGTCACAGGTGCTCCAAGTAACGCTGGATACCTTGGATTCTCCGTTACTGTGACAGCATTGGAAGTTAACACTCAGTATTTGAAAACCATGATGGTTCTCGAACTTGACAATTCGGGAGTGGGTGCTTGATGTAGACGGGTGATGAATTATTAGCCGGGCGTTTTCGTCCGGCTTTTATTGTTTTTTAACTGATTGTGTTTGATTTTTGTTAACCTTTGTTGTATTTTTGCTGTAAAAAATAACACCATGACAGATAAAGAATTGTCTGATAAATTAAAGCTAAAAGCTATAAGCCTTGGACTGTGTAAGGAATGGACAAATGGATGGGGAAACCCGGACAAATATGAATTATGCGAGAAATATATCAGAGGCATTGACTTCTGCCTGTTAAACAGGTTCCCGTCAAATGAAATAATCAAGAAGGAGTTTGCTGGTGTTAGGGAGAAGTTTAATATCTTTGTTGATGATACCAATCTTTTCATAAGCAATCCTAAATGGTCTATTTTTAATGGTTCGTGTGATTGTGTTGTCACATTCAACGATTTCGGTATAGGAGAAATGTATGTCAAGGATAATAGCCATGTTAGCCTTGTTGCGCTTGACAACAGCATAGTACACGTTTCTTTGATTGACGATGCCAAACTTGATATTGTATCGTCTAAATATACCAAGGTGTTCGTTTATACAAATACGCCAAAGAACATATCGAAGGTAGATGTGAAAGGAAAATTAATGATTAAACCGTTCAAGTTAGTTTAAAAATGGGAATATTCAACTGGAAACAACCTGACTTAGATGATCAGATAAAGATGCAGAAGTTTGCCACTCATAAATACAAAGAGGTTATGGTTGGCAATAAGAAATTCAAGGTGCGTGGTCTTAGACTGGGTGCATATGACTATATTGTGGATAAGCTGCTGATACGTGATATTATCAATCCAGATACAGCAAAAAAGGAAATGATTGCAATTATGAAAAATGACGCATCTATTCCGTACAAAGTTGCAGCGGCAGGAGTATTGAATAACTATTGGTTTTTTGAGATAATTCCTTTTGCAAGACGTATATACGCTTGGTGGTTAAGCAGGCACTATGACCATAAGGAACTAACTCCGTTGATAGAAGCCATCGTGGAGGGGGCTAATGTAAGTGATTTTTTTACAAATACAATCCGTTTAGCGTTCTTGATAGATACGACAGCGACATTAAGCAAGAAGGATGCCATGAAATTATCTCTCGATGCAAAATCGGCTCACGAGGATCTATCCAAAAAGATTTCCCCCAATTCAGAGGAGATTTAAGGCTATTCGGAGGATTGATGATAATCAAGGACTGGGCTTTGCTATGGAAATATTCATGGAGTTATATACAGGCAGTAATAATGGACCAGCCTAAACTTGATTATCATTTTGAAGAGAAAATGAAGTTGTACAAGGCTTCTCTTACAGAAGATTTATATAAGGAAGCTAACAAGGATGCAAGTGGCTTTATATATAGATTCAAAGAATCTAAACCTAAAGAAGAGCATCCCGATATATTACTAAAAGACATTTTGCGATGATAACAAAATACGATCCTAAAATATATCCCCTTAAACTGTATGTTGCAGTGGGGGATGATCAATGGGGGAAAATATATAGAAAATTCACCAAACTTAATCATGACCCGATAGATACATCCAAAGATGAAATTAAGGGCTGTAAAGGCATGACTATTTTTGTAAGGGAAAAAAGTACAAACCATTTAGGTGTACTTATTTGGTTATCCAATGATGGTATAGGGGTAAGCACTGTTGCTCATGAATCTGCTCATTATGTTTGTAATGTATTTGATTATTGTGATATAGCAATGGGGTATAAAAATGGGCAGGATGAGCACTTTGCATACTTTATAGGTTGGTGTGTTGAATGCGTAATGGATAGCGTTACGAAATATTTAAAAAAAAGCATTAAGGGACAAATTGACACAGATAAATAAAATAAGCCCGAAAGTTACACGAACTTTCGGGCTATTTTGTAACCTGAAAACAATATGAAACCGATACCTATGTATCCAAGATTGATTAGTATTTTTTGCCATTTAGACAATTCCTTTTCTACCTTTACTTCTACAATTTTCTCCACGGTTATTATCGAATCTTTCGTCACTACCGTTTCTTTTTCCAAAGATGGAATACTGTCTTGTAGAAAGTCTTTCTTGTTTTTCAAACTATGAAAAAGCCTGCCATCCGACATTATTTTAGCGTCTGATACGGCTAATGATGTTTCCAAGTGTGAACTATCTTCAAATGTTGTATGTTGTATGTGTTCTGTTGGAAGAGTTATTATTTTTGATTGCCATACTACTCTTTCCGTTACTGTCGTGTTATGGTCTACTATAGTTGTATTTGTCGAAGATGGAAGTAGCTTGCGTGAACAAGAACACGACAGTAACAAAAAAAATAGCAATATAGAAAACGGCTTATTCATAAATTTACTAGTATTCGCTTTTCAATTATATTGTTTTTCCACAGGTAATTATATACGTTTATACACGTACATATTGACGTTTCACCGTCCCGACTACTGCCGACCACTCCACGTCCTCAACCCCTTCTACCAAGGGTGATATTAATTTAGTTTAATAGTATTTAATTAGTTATAAATGCCATAATACATTTATCTTTTTGCAAAGATAACATAATCGTTTTTAAGTACCATTTTAAATATGTTAAAAAATACTAATGGATTTTTGTTTGTTGTAAATCATGCTCTTGTGCTTATTTTTGCTATTTTTGCAATAATTAAAAAATAATAACTATGGCTGATGTTGATTTAGGAGCATTAAAGTTTAAGATCGGTCTAGATGATTCCGGTCTTGACAAACAGATAAAGGATATACAGAAGAAGTTGCAGGACACTTTTAACCAGGAGATGTCTTTCAAGCCTATGTTGACCGATATAGGCAAAATGAATGACGAACTTAGCGAAGTTGTAGAAAAGATAAATAAAGCGAATGAAAACGCATCCAAGGTAGGAAAAGGAAAGTCGAACAAGAAAATGGATATACTTGTTCAGATGGAAGAATTGTCAAACAAGATTGTCGAAGCGACAAGAGAGTATGACAAACTGGAAAAGACTTACCGTAACTTAGGAAATGCAGGCGGAGATAAGGGGATGGCTACAAGAAAAGCCAATCTTGAAAGTCAGAAGAAAGCGATAGATGATCTTGTGGCTGAATTGAACAGATTGAAAACGGCATATTCCCTTACTGCTAACAGTGCGCCTAAATTGTCCATTTCCGATGAAAGAGAACTTAACCTTCTACGCCAGCAATACGAGATGGAGATTGCACGGACAAAGGAGATGGATAAACAAGCATCAAAGCAGGAGCAGGCGAATAAAAAGATGCAGCAGACCAATCAGAAGTATCTACAATACCTTTCTGGTCAGTCTGGACTTGCCCTTGGTATGCCGGAGGGAAGTGCTGAGGACTTGAACAGGAAGATTGCCGCTATACAGAAACGCCTTGAGCTATTGAATAAGTTTAAGGTTGAAGTTCCTTTAAACAGCAATCAGATAACAAAGGCTGACGCTCTTATTCAGAAATTGCAAGGCAGATTGGAGAAGTTGCAATCATCTTTAAGAAAAACATCAACGAATGAATTGTTGAGCATCAATCCTACGTCTATCAATCAGGCTAACAATCTTATTTCTGAATTGACGAACAGGCGTAATGCACTTAATACGACTGATGCAAACTATAACCGTACCCTTACTCTTCTAAACAGGAAGATACAGGAGCATAACAAGTTTGTAAACGAAGCCACATCCTATGGAACAAAGATGCAGCAGACCAATCAGAAAAATGCTGCAAGTTCAAAAGAGTTTTCCGAGGAACTGACAAAGCAGAGCAGAATGATGCGTGAGTTTGTCAATACGATAAAGACTTATGCAGGATTCTACTTTTTCAGAGATATGTTTCAGGAACTTGTTGCCATTCGTGGAGAGTTCGAGTTACAACAGGTGTCATTGCGTGCCATCATACAGGATGCAAGACGGGCAGACCAGATATTCAGTCAGATTAAGGGTCTTGCTGTAATATCTCCTTTCCAGTTCAGTGATTTGGTTGGATATACCAAACAGCTTGCAGCATTCCAGATACCTGTCAATGAATTGTACGGTACAATGAAAAGCCTTGCGGACGTTTCCGCAGGTCTTGGTGTTGATATGGGGCGTATTATTCTAGCTTATGGACAGATAAGAAGCGCAGGTGTGTTAAGGGGACAGGAATTACGTCAGTTGACAGAAGCTGGTATTCCTGCATTGGACGCATTAAGAAAAAAACTGGAAGAAGTAAGAGGCGTGGCTCAAACTACTGATGATGTGTTCAACGCCATATCAACACGTCAGATTCCTTTTGAGTATATTCGGGAGATGTTTACCACAATGACGGAAGATGGTGGTATGTTCTACAAAATGCAGGAAATACAAGCTGCATCTTTGAAAGGTATGGTAAGTAACCTTGCCGATTCATACAAGATTATGATGAATGACATAGGCGAGGCGAATGATTCCGTTCTGAAAGGAATTGTTGGAAGCATAACCGATGCGATGAACAACTGGAGATATTTCTCCAAAGCAATAGAGGGTGTTGCTGTAGGATATGCCGCATTGAAAGGATTGCAGTTGGCTAGAACAGCCATGCTGGGGAAAGAAGTTGTTGCAACAACTAATGCCATTAAAGCTGAGAAATTACGGGAAGCCCAGTTGCTTAAACAGGCTGCGATGTACAGAACGCTCACTACTGCCGAGAGATGGAAGATAGCGACAGCGTCAAAACTGTCTGCCGTAGAGATAGCTGCTGCCGTTAATTCGGGAAAGATGTCGGCAGAGATGGCTAAACGTATTCTTGCCACGAATATGCTGACACAGGCTGAACGGCATCTTCTTGTCACCGAACTTAAACTGACAGGTGCGGAAGCTGCAAGAATGTTATCTATGACAAAAACGACAATGTTGATGAACAGATTCAAACTGGCAACATTCGGATTGACAAATTCATTGAAAACATTGTGGCTTACGATAAAGGCTAATCCGCTTATGACGATACTTACCGTTGCAGGACTTGTGGCGGAAGCGTTTCATATCATGTCTGCACGTTCGGAAGAGTTCAATCAGAAGATAAAGGATAGTGCAAAGTCTTTCCGTGAATCATACAGTGATTTGCAAAAAGACCTTGACAAGATAAACTTCGATAAACTTACCCCGGAAAACCTTGAACAGCTTGACACGAAACAGTTGCAGTCGTATGAGGAAACACTTACTGGAGTATTGTCTAAATATGGCAATATGGGGCAATATATAGTACAGAACAGCAAGAAAATAGATGATCAGAAATCTCGTGTGGAATATCTGCAAAAGTCGGCATCGGAACTAGAGCAGGTTTATAAACGTGCTGCTGAAAATGCGGATATAATGTTCAAGGCAGACAAGGCAACATCTACGGGCGTATTTGGTGATTCATTCTCTGATATGCTTAAAGATTACGAGAAATCATCCGTAAAACTCACTTCGGCAAGTAAGGATATAGAAGAGTTTCGTGGGCAGATAGTACAGGCATCCAAGGAGATTATAAATATGGGTAAGGGTACTAAGGAATGGAGAAACGAACTTACCGAACTGATAAACAAAGGGGCTTCGGCAGCTACTATTGTAGAGAAGATACGTTCTTTAGCTGAAACGTCAGGAGATGCACGAACATTTGAAATATTCAAGAACAAAGCCCATTTTGACAGTGAAGAATTGTTGAAGGAGTATGAGAAATTGAGGATGGGCATCACGGATGAAGTAAAAAAACTTGAATCATCCTTTAATCTATTTGCAAAATATACTGAGAAGAAACTTAAAGATGTATTTGGCAATATAGATGTAAAAAACCTTACTGATGAGCAACAGAAACAATTAAAGATACATCTTGATGAATTTGCAGTAGCTAATGAATTAGGGGAAAATGCTAGAAAGAAATTAAACGAACTGGCAAAAGAAAGATGGCGTATTCAATTTGAACTTGATGATAGGGAAGCGCAAGCAGGTTTGACAGGATGGAAAAAATCACTTGACGAGATTACAGGGAAAGCGTGGACCATAACAATCAAAACGTCAGATGTAAAGACTGTAGAGGATTTTTTCAATGCCGTAAAAAAGGAATATAAAGATTCAAAGAGTACAATAGAAAACTATCAGAAAACTATTGACAAATTTTCCAAAGAAGGTAAACTGAAAAAAGTAGGTGATAAATACGAACTGACAGGATTGGTAGATCCCGAAGAACTTGAAACATTAAGGCAAATAATAAGCGAGTTTAACGCTGCCAACGAAGCGATGTCAAAGGCTACGGGAACGGCAAAACAATTCAACCTTGAACTGGAAAAGCAGAAGAAGGAAGCACAAAAAAGAGACCCTCTTGCTGACCTTTGGAAAAACAGGTTGTCATTGCTTGAATCCGCCTATTCCAAGTTCAAGGATTTGAGCATTAACATAGGCAAGGAAGAAGCCAAAAAGCAGATTGAAGCCATCTACGGTTCACAGGCGTTAAAACTTGGCGTGGATATTGTATATGACAAACAGGCTATTGTTGACAATTACAACAAGGCTGCAAAGGAATTGGAAACACGTGTTCCACAGGATGCTGTTAAAAATGCAAGGAAAGCAGCCGAATTGTCCTCTGAAATTTATGTTGATGCAGCCAAGAAGGTGATGAAGAGGATTACGGATGAGTTTGACAGATACAAGAACAAGTATGACTTTTACAGTGACATACTTGGGATAACGGGTGATTCAGACCTTGCCTTAGACCTTGCCGTTCAATTCAGCGGTGACACATCTACCATGGCTGAAAGTTTTGCAGCAGGTATATATAACAATTTGCAATCCGCATTGGCAGGAATGAATCTTGACCTTGGCGTTTCTGTCGTGCCCGACACATCTTCATTCACCTCAATGAACCAGTATATCAATCAGGTACAGGAGGCTATTAAGGGGAATAAGAATATAGGTGATGAACAGAAACAAGTTATCCAAGGTATGATTGACGCATGGAAAGGCTATTTCGGTGAGATGGCTAGACAATATGCTAATGATTTGGCTGAATATGGAGATTATTATACCCAGGTGGATATTATCAGAGAAAAGTACCGTAAAAAGATCGCAACCGCAGAAGGAATGGGTAATACATCCTTGACTTCCGCATTGCAGAAAAGCGAAGAGATGGACTTGTTTAAGTTGACTACCGACTATCAAAACTTCTTCGGTGCGGTGGAAGCAATGTCTATGGAAGCTGCAAATACTGTAGCTGACAAGACAAGGGAAATGCTTAATAGTGCATTCAGATCTGGTGCTATCAGTGCAAAGGAATACATGAAGGAACTTGAACGTGTGGACAAGCAGATAGAGAAGATGATGAAGAACAATCAGTCTGACTTGCAAACATACATGAAAGATGGTATTGAAGGTCTGTACAACAAGAGATATGATGCTGAAAAGTCAAAGATGATGGCAGGTATGAATGATATGCAACAGGCTATGGCTGACATCAAAAATGCTTCCAAGGCATATGAGGACGCAATGAAGAATGGTGATGAAGAAGCCGCCAATGCCGCTTTGAGTGCCAAGTCGGAAGCCGAATCAAGATATAAGAGCGGACAGGAAGCTGTCAAGACTGGTAAAGGAATGATGGCTGCCGCACAGAACGCTTTGCAGACGGTAAATCTTATCGACTTTATCATAACCAACATATACAATGCCATAAAAGCCATGCAGCAGATAATAGCATCCGTGTCCAACCTCATGGATTCTATGGGTAAGGATACCGAGAGCGGATTTATGCGAGAAATGAACCAGTTCTCGGAAGCTATGGGAGTTATGAATGAAGGCGTGAAGAAATCATGGGATTCATTCAAAAGCGGTGATTTTGCAGGTGCGATAGGCTCGGCAATATCCATGCCTCTTGATGTTATCGCTACATTTAACAGACAGCATGACAAAAGGCTCCAAAAGCATATAGAAGATCTTGAATTTGAATCAAAGAAGTTGACCAATATATATAATATGCTTGAAAAGGAATTTGAGCACATTATAGACCCGGCAAGACTTGATGAGGTGACATCCCAACAGGTTTCCAACTTAAAAGAACAGTTGCAGATTCAAAAGGATATTCTTGCTGCCGAAGAAGATAAGAAAAAGCCCGACAGGGAAAAGGTAGAAGGATACAAACAGACCATAAAAGAATTAGAGTATGAGATAGGATATTATACAGAAACTCTTGCAAGTGAATTGTACAGCATTGACTTGAAAGACTGGGCTAGCCAGATAGGTGATGCTCTTGTTGAAGCATGGCTGAAAGGCGAGGATGCTGCAAAGGCTTATAAGGACACTGTGGCAGACGTTATGAGAGATGTTGTTAAGAGTTGGGTACAGCAACAGTACATAGAAAAGGCAATGCAACAGGTACAGACCACATTGTTCGGAGCAGACGGCAAAGGTGGTATGCTTGCGGATAACAAGATAGATAAGGATGAACTTATAATACTAGGAAATGTAATGGGTTCATTGGAATCAGCCTTTGCGGAAGCCGAAGGTGTAGTCAATGAGATAAACAACGCCCTTGGTGGTATGCTTACTGAAACGGAGGAAAATGCGGAAGGTCTGTCCAATGCCATTGCAGGAGTTGACGAGAATACATTTAATCAAGCGTTGGGGTATCTTAACGGGATGAGATACGAAATGGTTGTACAAAGCGATCTTCTCCGTCAGTTGGTATCGTTAAATGGTGGTTCGGCAGGAACGGGAGGAACGAACATGACAGCCATACAGCAGTCACAGTTGGAGGTTCTCACCCAGCAGCTTGCCGCAACTATGGCGATAAAGACAGCACTTCTGAGTGTCGTTTCCATTGCCCCAAGGTCAGGCGGAAATGCGATAAAAGTTATAATTGACTAAAACAAACGCCCTGCTAGCTTCACAGTTGGCAGGGCGTTCCAGTTTGATTATGAACAAAAAAAAATCCAATCACTTGAGGTGCTTAGCGGAATCGAACCGCTGTTGTCGGTTTTGCAGACCGTTGACTAAACCACTCATCCAAAGCACCGATTGTGATGCAAATATAGAAAATTATTTTTTAAAACTAGATGGTTTCTAAGACTATTTTTGTTATTTTTGCACTAATAAACAATGTACACGAATGGCTATATCTAAATATTTTATAAAGAAAGGAAGCGATACGGCAAAGGATTTGTATGCCACATACAGGCTGTATATACTTGAAAGCAAGGGATTATGGGATTTGCCGACAAGAAAGGAAGCCTATGCCGAAAAATGGTATGACAAGAACGGTCAGAAGGTGTACGAACCTGTCACGCCTGTTTACCAGCCAACGGAAGGAAGCATAACATTTGCCGCTTTGGGAGATGTGGAAACGGTAAAGACTAATATCCGTTCGTTCTATTCATATATAACCAATGTGATACCTGCCACTCCCGGTACGCCATACGGTTCATCCTCTTTCTCTATATGGAATGATATATGGGGTGAATCGGCAAAGCAGGTGATAAGATGCACTGGTTTTGAAACAGGCGCAAAGATGAGTTATCAGGACGTTCAGGACTTGCAGAACCCGGACCAACTTGTGTCCGCCTATACATTTTCGTTAAATTTCAGTATTGACCAACCAACGCTTTAAAGACCAATGATTTTACAGATTAAAAGAGGAAATAGGGTTATTGCGGAGAGTGCTGATTTTTCATACAGCCCGTCTTTGCAGGAAGTGAGAAAATTGACTTGTGAAGTCGTTTCCGTTGTTCCGATAGAGTTCAAGGCATACAACTCAAAGAGCGAATCGGAATACGATACAGTCGTATATAACGGTAATACATTCATCCTGTATCAAGCCCCATCGGGAGATAATCTTAACAAAGCAGGGAAATACAAATACTCCCTTTTGTTTTACGGTAAGGAGGTGCTTTTGCAGAATGTGGCGTTTCTTGACATAGTAAGCGGAACAGGTGGGGAAATAAATAAGATAAGATACACTCATGGCGGTCTGTTCCAGTTTTGGGGTGATGCAAAACAGCTTGCAGCACGTATAGAAGCGAATATACAGTCTTACAATGCGTCATTGGGTGCAGGATATACAGGCATTGGCACATGGACGCTTAATGTGGATGCAGAAGGCGAACTGACAGAGGATATGATTGACATAACCGATGGCACCAACCTGTTTGAAGCATTGAAGAACTTCTATGACAAGTTTTATCTCAATTATTACTTCTCAACGACAGCGAACGGTGGGATAATAACCATTACGGACAAGACAAGACCGTCCGTAAACTGGACATTCAAGCAGGGTGACGGTGGGGGTGCTGTAAAAGTTTCCTCTTCCGTAGATACAAGCACACCTGTCATAACCCGAATCATACCACAAGGTGGAAGCAGGAACGTTCCGCCCGAATACAAGAAGGACGCTAAGCCTGCCGATGAATCACGCTATTGCCCGTACATCCTTCTTCCGAATGATTCTGACGGGAATATAAGATATTATATTGACAGCGAATACGGATTGAAGAACTATGGTGTGAGAGGAAAAACCATATCAAACACGTTCAGTGGGATATATCCTTCCATCAGAGGGAAAAAACTTGGTGATTTGTATCCGTCAGGACTTCCCGAATGGGATACATACAAGGCGGATGGAGAACCTGACCCTCAATCGGGTAAGGTGGCAGGTGAGGGTGCTAGCGCATCTACACGGATAGACAAGATTATCGGTTCTACTCCTATAAAGAGTGATGATAGTGACAGTTTCTTCATTTATATGACCTCTCCTGGATTCAACCTAGGATACAAGGTATATGAGGACGGTGATTCATCCGACAAGATAAACGACAATGTGCAGCCCCAGTACAAACCCCATGCTATGTTTGACAAGTACAGGGATTTCGAGAGTTTTGATATATATAGTACAAGGGCATATTATGACCAGCCTGTAAAGGTTACTGCCACATTCTCAGGAAAAATGCTTTTCAGTGTATTGCCCATAGGAAGTGATGCTGTAGGGAAAAAGGTGAAGATTAATCTACGTATGGTTACGAACCGTGTATTGGGTCAGGCTTCTCCTTTGAAAGAGGTTGTAATTGGGGAGGAAGGTGCTACTGGTATGCTTGAGATACCTTACGACAAGACCGCTCTTGTAGGATATATAGAAAAAGGTCAGAATACGACAGTTACCATACGTGTTGAGTTCACGTTTGATTCCGATGTCCCTGCCGAAAGCTGTAAGATAGGCTTTAGTGAGGAAATGACCTGTAACATACATTTCGGTAATCAGGACGGTTCACAGGACAGGTCCTATTATAAATATGCTTCTGTAACGGACGCGGTGTTCAGTATGCGTACAGGAACTTATACGGGAACGGAATTTAAGATAAACAAAAACGGTATTATTCCTCTTTACGGTGAAGTGAACGGTGATACGGGGGAAACGGAAGAGGATGTTGCCATGTTCAACAAGGGGGCACGATATAAAATATCATGCTACAGAACGGATAGCGACAATGCCAAACTTCCGCTTTATACGGATGGTAAATCTCCTTCAATTGCGGCAGGAACGGAGTTTGTCATTCTGAATATCGTCATGCCCGAATCTTATGTGACAATGGCTGAGAACACGCTTGAAAAGGCGGCTCTTGACTACCTGTCAAGATATGACCATGAGAACCGAACTGTTTCACTTGACATATCTAGCGGATTTGTCGCAGAGCATCCTAACCTTTTCATTGACTTCATAGAAGGAAATATGCTAAAGGTAAGGGATGATGGAATAGGCGTGTTCGATTTCTCTGATAACGGTCAGATAGTGGATATGCAGTTACAGATACAGTCTTTGGAGATTAAATATTCCAAGGAGAATATGTTCCCGTCATATTCATGCACCATTGCAAGAAGAAAGATATTGTCTTTCTATGAACGGCTGGCACAGGAGAATCAGACTACTTCAACACAGAATACGACAAATGTAACATTAGGTGGAAGTGGTACGGGAAGCGGCGGTGGGAGTAGCAATATAACCAATGCCGATCATGCTAAATCCGCATATACACTAGACGATGATACCCCTGTGCTTAATTGGTTTTTGTCAGCACTGAATGACGATGAAGCGGAAGGTATAATCAATTTTCTTAAAGGTCTTAAGATATCCGGGAATCTGATAAACCGCATTGTGAAGCAGGGTGACAGGGATGTTACCTACACCGATGAAGACGTGATGAGCGCATTACGTGTAATGGTTGAGATAGAGAACAGTGTGGAGAAGATGAAAGAGATATTCTTGCGGAAGGACGTGGCGGATTCCACTAAGTTCCTTCTCAGCATGTTTGCCGGTGCTGTTTTCGGGAAGAATGGTTTTGCAAGCGGCTTGACCGGATTCGGAGCCAAGATATTCGATACAGGTCATGGAGAGTTTGAGAGCATGTTTATCCGCCGGTTCCTTGAAGTTCCCGAATTAAGATACAATCGTGTGATGGTCACGCTGGGCGACAAGTGGCGTGCGCCCGGAGCTGGTATTATAGAAACAGTAGATACAGGAACCAAAACATGTACACTTAAGCTGGAAGATGGTGAGATCGGAGCTGTCGCAGTAGGTGATATCTGTATGGGTATCTATCATAACATCACCGGGAACGCTACGGAGGATTACGACGATGGGAAGGGCAACAGACGTTTTGCCGGATTCTGTACGGTCTATTTCACGATTACAGAAGTTACAGGTGAAAGAAACGAAACATTTAAGTACCAGTTGCGTCCTACCTCTTCATCGTGGCCTTCTTCTTTCGACCCTTTTGAGATGATGACTTTCGTGGCATACGGCAGCTTCACTAATACGGAGCGCCAGACCTCAGTCTATGAAACAAGGACTTACACCCGTATGTTGTGGAAGCAGAATACATGGGAGATCTCCGCCGCCAATGTCGCCCTACAATATGGCGACCTTTCCAATCTGAATATATTCGGGTTGAACATGGATGGTTACTCCATGTATCTGAATAATATATATATGACAGGTATTATCAAGCAGATAAAGCCAGACGGAACACCTGTACAGACTTTGAATTTCCGTGAGGAAGGCTATATACCTGGCGTACATTACGATTACTACGATAGCTTGTCTTATAACGGAAGCATGTGGGCGTGTATCAATGAGGATGGTTCGTCTGCTGCACCGGGATCTAACGGCGATTGGCTGGAGATTGCTTCTAAAGGTGATACGGGAGCACCGGGGGCACCAGGAAAGGACGGTGTGAGCGTGACCAATAGCGGTCCGTGGTATTCCGGCTTGGTTGTTCCCAAAATGAGTATCGTTACAATGGGAGGAAGTTCGTTTCTTTCTAAAGTATCCACCACGAATCCTCCCTTATGGTGCTGGACAGACAATGCCGGCAATCGGTTTACTTTCAATGATGGTGGCTATTGCTTGACGGGTGAAATAAATACCGATGAATATGAACTTTTGGTTCAAAGCGGAAAGGACGGAAGCGATGGTACCAGTTATGAGAGGGTATTCATCCATACTACAACAGAGAGTAAACCTGCCACTCCTTCCACGTCACAGACGGACGATTATGTGCCTTCCGGCTGGCATGATGATCCTGTAGGTGTTTCCAGCTCTCTGCCTTATGAGTGGATCAGTGAGAGGGAGAAGAAAAACGGTATATGGAGTGAATTCAGTGCTCCTGCCCTTTGGGCGAAGTACGGATTTGATGGTGCTGACGGTGCTGAGGGCGTAGCCGGAACGAGCATCATTTGGAAAGGTGATTTTTCCTCCGCTCCTTCCAATCCTCAGAACGGGTGGGCATACAAGAATACCACTGATAAGAAATCATATGTATATCAGGATGGACAGTGGTATCAGATGACTATTGACGGAATTGATGGGAAGAACGGGAAAGACGGATTGAGTATTGTATGGAAAGGAGATCTCCAAACACCTCCTTCCAATCCTCAGACCAACTGGGCATACCGGGATACCAATAATGGTCGTGTATATATATGGAACGGAACAGCATGGGCATTGATGGTTGTGGACGGATCGGACGGTGCTGATGGTGCAGCCGGTTCTGACGGATTGAGCGTGTTTATAACTTATAATGACAGCACTTCCCAACCTTCTGTACCTACCGGGAACGGTACTACTGGAGGATGGCATACAAATGCGACAAGTACCGCCATATGGATGTCACAGAAGGTTGCTGCGTCCGCATCTGACGGAGCATGGGGTACACCGATAAAAATCAAAGGTGACAAGGGTGACGGTTACACCCAGATGGGGCAGTTTAGGACTGGTATGGTTGTTCCCAAGATGGGTGTCGTTTCGATGGGTGGCGGCTCTTATGTAGCCAAGGTATCCACTACCAATCCTCCCTTGTGGTGCTGGACGGACAATGCCGGCAATCGGTTTACTTACAATGATGGTGGCTATTGCTTGACGGGTGAGGTGAATACCGCAGAATATGATGTATGGGCTGAGAAAGGTGATACCGGATCAAAAGGTGATAAAGGTGACAAGGGTGATGACGGTGAAAAGGGCGACAAAGGAGATCAGGGCGTACAAGGAATACAGGGATGTATCATACGGAGTTCAGAATGGAAAACCGGGGTGACGTATAGAAATGACGAATCCCTTACAAGCGGAATGCGATATATTGATATAGTAGCCAAGAAGAACACAAGTCCAAGTTCGTTATACGGATGGGATATGTATATGTGTAAGTCAACGCACACATCTTCATCATCGAATGGTCCGGGTAATACTACATATTGGACAACAGTGAATGAAATGGCACCTATTTTCACAAGTCTTATTATTGCAAAAAATGCAAGTATTGATTTTGTCCAAGGCAACGAATTGATAATAAAGGATTCAAATAATAATGTTGTAGCCGGCCTTACAGGAGGAGGTAGCAAGGAAGCTGGTACAACACCTGTAAGGATATGGGCTGGAGGTAATGTTCCAGGAAATGCTCCATTCCGTGTAGATCAGAATGGCAATCTTGTTGCAACGAAAGCGAATATCACGGGAACAATAACCGCCACAGGTGGCGTAATCGGTGGATTCAACATAGGCAGTAATTATATCGGCAGTACTAATATGTCGGCAGTGAATGTTGATAACTTGTTGCTGCAATACGATAAGTTTGAAATGAAATACGATCGGTTTCAGTCAATAGACGGACATTTATACCAAGGTACTTTGGACACGGTAATTAAAAGTGGAAGTATAACTGTATCATCAACCGGGGATGTTTCAACAGCGGATGATACTTTGTATGTAAGATGTGGAAATTATATTTTTTCCGTTGGGCGATACGGGATTCGTAAGTCAACTAATGGAGGAAGTACATGGGTGGATTTATAATAGGCATTAAGGAACAAATGGACACTTGATAAATAAGCTATAACAAATACACACTTCATCAAGAATTAAGCGAAAAAATGGGTTTAAAAAAAAAGGGAGCATAACCACACTTCATTTTTTGTTATTTCGTTTTTTTTAGCTATCTTAGCAACTTGAAATATGGAACAAGTATAACTATTTGTAATGGTTAGTACTTGTTCCATAATGCCATAAAATACAAATTATGAAAATAGATTTTACAAAATTTCCTTGTTACACAGGGATAAAGAAGGATATCAGGGTTGAGATGGATATTGCGGAGTCATTGGCTAACGCCATATACACAAATGTTCCAGGCATAGCCGCTAGTTCTTTGGCTCATAAGATTTACTCTGGCAAGGGAGAAGTAGATTACGATGAACGGGAAATACGAATTATACGTGATTGTACACCGTTGTTTTCGGGAGTTTATGCGGATTCCATAAACGATTATTTGGACACAAAAGAAAAGGAGGAATCAAAATGAAAGAATTATGGCAATTAATCAAGATGCTGTTCTCAAGCAAGCCGGGTAATTTCGATAATCCTCAGATGCTTGCCATGAAGCATTATCCTTTCAAGGGATACCGTTTCATGATGTGGTGCGGACGGATGATTTACCGTATCGAGAACAAAGAGAATATAGAGAAGTACATGCAGACCTATGCGGGTAAGGAGAGTATGACGCACGAGACCATACACCTGCGCCAAGCACAGTTTGCCGGCTCATGGGTAAAATACTACTGGCGGTATTTTGTCGAGTGGGTTAAGGGAAACCCTATCTGCCATCCTGCGAGTTCGGCATATTATACCATCTCATACGAAATGGAGGCGTATGCCAACGAGAGCAATTTGGATTATCCCGTGAACTATGACGGAAGCAACCTTACCCGGTACAAGATAAAAGGTGGCAGGAAGAAGCTGTACAAGTCGGTTGGAGGAACATCTAAAGCATGGATGGCTTATATAAAAACATTATAATAATTAGAAACATAGTAATAAATAATTAAAAAAAATACGATTATGGCAGACAAAAAATTAAATCAAGTATCGCAGTTGACGGACTTTGATTATGCGTTGGTTGTAAAAGGGAATGACGTGGCAAAAGTTACAAAACAGCAGCTAGCTACAATACTGGGAGGACTGCTGGAAAATAGATTGGTAAAATATAAGGAAATGAATCTTGGAGCAAATGAGATAATAGATACTGGTGTGAATACAGGATTAATACGTTTTAAAATTAATGCAACATCTGCATCATGTGTGTTTTTTTGCAATTCAGGATCATCTAATATAATGCTAATAACACAGAATATCGATAATTATTTTACAACCAATAAATCTTCTAATAGTGGGAAAATAGCTATTTATAAAGAGTCTGACAACGGTAACATTTTAATAAAGAATCTAACAGCCACTAACTATGGAACTTTTGTGTTTTATTACATATAAGATCTCAGATAACTACTTCTGGGAGGACTGATCGGGATAAATGATTCGTGGTTAAGGTATAGAGATGTTAGAAGCATAGAATCTCAAGACAAATTAGATTCTATGCAATCTAGCGGAATGTACGCATTATCAGATTCTTCACAATTAGAATATGTTCGTAATTGTATATTAGTTGTAATCGGCTATCCTAATATCTGTTGTATTCAGAATCTATATAATTATAGCGGAGATATTTATAAATATCGAGTGAGATGGTATAGTAATACTTGGGGTAATTGGCGAACCGTATCTTTGACATGATTAAAAAACGGGTGGTCCGGTACAAGCCGGTGCCACCCGATCCTGATATGCACAACGCCATGTGCGGTGCAAAGGTAATCCATGTTTCTAAGAAGCCAATACAAAAGACCTAAAATCTCCCCATTTCCCATCATAATTACGGCGGAAACCAACAACATCCTCACCTAGACGGAATGTCATTTGAATGACATATCCTTGTCCATCGTTAAAAACTATCATTATGGAATAATTTGAAACAACACTAATTCCGTCTCGTCCGAATACATGATACATTCCGCTTGCAGTTGCACTATTTACCTCTTCGTCTGTACTTAATATACCTTTGGGCATAAACGGGAACAGCTTCAAACTGTTCATTAGTCCTCCCAGAAGTGGGAAATCAGACCGCCGTTGTTGTGATTCTCACCCAAGAATTCCAATTACCATACCACATACTACGTATATAGTAAGATCCATCACTGTAATATGTAATTTGGATGGATGAATCTTGTCCACCACCTAAATTAGTATATAAGGTAACCAATATACCCCATAATCCGTTATTTATAGGCGTATTGGTTGCTCCTTCTTGGATTCGTAGAATAACACTTTTTTTAATGGTGTTTAAGTCACCTTTAAACAGTCCTCCATCTCTTAACCACGAATCATTTATCCCTATTAGTCCTCCCAGAAGCATTTTTTGTGGTTTATTTTGTAAATACAGAAGATTTTTTTAACTTTAAAACAAAAAGTTGAGTATGTTAGAGAAGATCAGATACCGTTTGGTTTATAACCGACAAAACAGACTAAATCGACAGGGAACCGCATTAGTACAGATTGAAGCCTATCTTAACCAGCGGAAATCATATTTTAAAACAAACATCTATCTCAAGCCGGAGTGTTGGAGCAAGGATGGTGCCCAAGTTATCAACCATCCGCAGTCAAATGAACTTAACGCAATGCTATACGAAAAAATACTGGAGTTGCAGGCTATAGAACTTAGCTATTGGAAAAGAGGGCTTGAATCAAACCTTTCCACGTTAAAGGAGGCTGTAAAAAAGGGAATTAAACCAGTTGTGTCGTTTTTAAAGTTTGCGATACAAACGATAGAGAATTCAGATAGGAAACCGGGAACCAAGGATAACATGCTGGGCACGGTAGCCACTTTGAAGGAATTCCGGAACGTGATAGAGTTTACTGATATAAATTATACGTTTTTGAAAGAGTTTGACGCATTTTTGCGAAACAAGAATCTGAAAGTAAACACAGTCGGAAAACACATGAGAATACTGCGTACCTTGGTCAACGAAGCAATAAACGAAGGTTATATATTACAGGAGGCATACCCTTTCCGTAAGTTCAAGATCAAGAAAGAGAAGAAGGAACATAACTTCCTGATGCCCGCAGACCTGGAGAAGCTGGAGAATCTTGAACTGCCGGACAGGAAGAACAACAGCCGGCACATACTGGACGCATTTCTCTTCTGCTGCTATTGCGGATTGAGATTCTCTGATTTCAAGCAATTGACTTATAAAAATCTCGTAACAGTTGATGGAAAGGAATGGCTAGTTATGAATAGCATCAAAACAGGCGTAAAACTCAATATCCCGCTATATCTGCTGTTTAACGGAAAGGCACTGGGCATAATGCGGAAGTACGACAGCATCGAACAACTGGCTGCATTAGGTTGCAATTCGGACACCAATCGGACGTTGCAGAAATTGGGAAGGATGGCGCGTATTAACAAGAAGTTCACCTACCATACAAGTCGTCACACTTGTGCTACTCTGTTGGTACATCAAGGTGTTCCGATAACCACCGTCCAAAAACTCTTGGGGCATACATCGGTCAAGACAACAGAGATATATTCCGAGGTGTTTGATGAAACGATCATCAAGGATCTGACAAGGGCTAACCAGAAGTATTCTAAAAGTAGAAATGTAAAACAAAATCAAATAAAATCTCAAAAATCCCCGGAAAAATATCTCAGGCAGTAGAAATCTATAGGAGCTATCTGTTTTATACTTGTTTTTCCGACTTCAATATATTCATATTTTATTTGTAAATAAAAATGTAAATAATTTGGCCTTATTTTTCTATAAATATTCCTTATTGTTCTATAATTTTTCTTTATTGTTATAGAAGTAAAAAATATTGCATTAATGGCAATTTGGTAAGCCTTAACAGTGCTGCATATAAGGGAAGTACATTGCTTCTTTCTATGGGTCCGGGGTTATAAACACAATCCTCCCCCTTGCCGTTTACCAGCAAGGGGGAGTTAATATCGGTTAATTTCCCACGATTAATAAAGCACTTATCACACTCTACACACATTCCATCGCACAATTCATTTAGCACCCCGTCTATTATTCCATTCAATCTCCTTTCGTTCCAAAATAAATTGCACCAAGTATGACAAACGAGCATCCACAAAGAAATGCAAAAATATGACTAACTATTGGGCTCATTTTTCAATCTTTTTAAAATATGACTAATTACATCTACTGTCCATCCGTTACCTAACAGCCCCATGCCTATATGTGGCTGTACTGACTTTGTGTATCCTTCTGGAACTGTCTGCAATCTTTCCGCTTCCGTAATATTGGGCGTTCTGAAACCTTTTTCGGGATTACAGTCGGGTGAGTTGAATATCAACGGTGTGAGTGATTTTTTATATCTTCTTAACAACGATTCGGGGTTCTTGGCAAACCTGTTCCATGATTCAAGCATACACCATGATTTGTCTTTCTCCACATACCCGTCCGTAATGATGTCCTTGAACAGTATTCCCTTGTCCTTCCATGCAGGTATTTCCCAATTGCACCAGTAGTATCTTGCTCTCATTTGCGCGGAGAAATCGGAACTGTTGATATACACATAGTCTACTCCAAGATGTGACGAAATCAAGTCAGCCCAATCGGATTTCATCTTCACATTTTCAAGCAGGAACTTTATATTAGGATTGAACTGTCTGATATGGTTGAGTATATTGACATATTCAAAGAATAATCCCGAACGCTCGCCATCGAAGTTCAGTTTCTCTTTCCCTAACTGTGAGAAATCCTGGCATGGTGTTCCGCCAATCAATAAATCAATATCTTTCCACTGTATATCCCATTTGTCCCAGTTTCTAATATCCCCTAATTCAATTATATCGGGATAATTATCCAGTGCAACCTTGATAGACGGTTCGTTTATTTCGCTTGCGTAATACTTGTCTACCTTTATGTCTGCTCTCTCTAGTGCAATACGTCCACAAGCTATCCCGTCACATAAACTTAGTACATTCATTGTTTTTTCAAATATTTAAAGATATGTTTGATTGTTTCTATATTCCATCCGTTTCCAAGCATCTTGTAACGCTGTGTGTCGGATATCCCATCCCATATATACCATTCGGGAATAGTTTGAAGCCGTGCACACTCGGTTGGGGTAAGCCTACGAATGCGAAAATTACCGTTATCAACCAATACCAAGTTGTCCTTTTGTACGGTTGTAAGGCAATTGGTTTTTCCATCTTCCCTAGGTTCAAGCTGCTGGATGTTCTTTCTCTGTTCCTTTACAATCCCGGCTTCATATTCCTTTCTTATCTGTTTTCCATATTCGGTTCTTTTTGGGGTAAGGCAGGCTGATTCACGCCCACGCATCGCAACACATATCGGAGCATTATCCACCTGTATGTAATTGTCATTGTCACCCATCTTGAACAACCTTGTATTTATTGTGCGCGCCTTTTGTTCATACGGAAACTTGATAGGACTGAACTGGACAGGACTGAATTTTTCCGTCTTTACCCTGCCCTTCAAGCATTCAATCATCTTGTCAGACAAGAAATATTTTTCATCAACCTCTTCTTCAAGGATATCCCTTAACAATATACCCCTATCTTCCGGCTGTGGAATATCGTCATGGATATCCGTCCAGTATATGCGCCTTCTGTTTTGTGCCGATACAAGGGCGGAGTTAATATGTATTCCTTTCCTCCCCATTGTTTCATTGAACACAGATTCCCATTTCTTTCCCATTTCCACATTTTCAAGGAAGAATTTGGGATTGTCACCACGTTCAATAAGTTCGTGGTATATACGCATGTATTCCCAGAACAGATATGATTGCCCTTCAAACTCGAAACCGTTCTCCTTCAATTCAAGATACGTTTGCAAGTCTAAAACCTCCATGCCTTCTTTCGTTGAAAGCCCTTTTCTCTTGCCGGACATGGACAGGTTTGTGCATGGAGATCCTCCGATTATCAAGTCTATCTTATCCAGTCTGCTTACTTCAAGTTCTCTTACATCACCAAGCTGTATGGTGTCAGGAAAGTTCTGCATGGTTGCCTTTATGGCAAACTTGTCCACTTCGGACGCATAATATTTTTCTACAGGAATGCCAAGTTCGGAAAGTGTTATCCGTCCGCACGACATTCCATCGAAAAGGCTTAATACATTCATCGTTATATTTTTTTTAAATTTTCAGCAAATATACGACATAAAACTGTATGCAACCAATACGTTTAACTTTTTTTTAATTATCTTTGCGATAATAGATAAAATTCATAATATGCAGTTTTCTATAGTACCAAAAATAGATGCCGAGATTATGTTTTCGGAAGATGATCTGTCCGTTTTCAGACGATCGACAGACGGTCTGTATTATATGCTCCATACCGAGAAGGTTATGGAAGTGATGCCTATGACGTTACCTGAGGACGGAACGGAACACCATTTCCCTTACGACACATACGACACTGGCACAAGAGAGTTTGAGAAGCTGCTTTTATCTGATGAGTGGGTTAAAATGGACGAAAAATGAGAAAGATAGGGCTTTTTAACATAGGAAAACTTGGACTTGTAAAATCGGCAGGTACAGGAAAAACCGACATAAGCAAGGTGATAGAAAAATGGGTGAAAGAACACATGGTGTTTTGGTATGATATGTCAAAGCCTGTGGATGTTTATGTTCCCGGCGTTACTTATGCAAATCCTTTTGTTAATGGTGGTGGAAAGATAACTTATGATAAGACTATAAATAAGTGTATAATAACCCATACACCTACAAATAACAATAATATTGCATTTTGGCAAATAATTGTAAAACCGTTACAATATGTAGAATCTTATAAAATACGTGTAACAGGATTGCCAACAGGTTTCACTATTAAAGGAAGGTTTGGATATGATGATATTCAGATAACGTCTGATGGAGAATATGACATACCTGAATACAGGAACAGTAGCACAACAAACACATCTTATTCCGGATTTTATTTGGCAGGTGATAATGTGAATGATGTGGATTGTAATATTGTGGTAGAAGAAATACCTACAAAACAATCCGTTCCCACAAACGAGATACTAAAAGCTAATCCTTATTTGCAGGATTTCAGCGGAAACAACAGACCGCTTAAATTGAACAATTTCCTGTTCGCTGCAATGAGCGGTGTGGGAGGGTATGATATTGCTAGCACTAATATTCTACCCGATAGAGCAAATGTTACTGTTACGGATAACAGAATTATTCATATTACTAAAAAACTATCCACTACGGATAGCATGGTAAACATAGTTTCGGCAAATTCTAACCCAACGCATAAGTTTAAGATTACAGGTCTTTCTGATGGCAGACAAGTTAGTTTGGAAAACAGAAATGGCGGATTTTATACTTTTGACAACGGGGAACATGAGGTGACATTAACCTATCCCGAAGAAACCACTTCATTGTATAATGCCATAGGAGTTACAGGGGATATAGGAGATATGGACGTAACAATAGAGTTCCTGCCTAAATATCCCAACGCCCTAGTAACTGATGGGGTAGATGATTACGGGCAAATACAGAACTTACAGCAGGGCGTTAAGGTGTTGTTTGTAACTATCAATCCGTTCATTGATGGAAAGTTTATCTATGACCAAAGACTGAATACTACTGAACCTTGGCTGTTTGCCGTATTCAATGACAAAGGTAGTATTGCTTATAATAGTAGGAACTCAAACGGCAAGACCTATATTGATGGAACACTGAATGAATCTACAATAGTTTCCGCTTTGTTAAACAAAAAGCAAATAATCACCATAGTAAACAATGATGTGACAGGTGATAAAACTAAAACTCCTATATTCTTTAGCAATACTGACCATAATAGCGGATGGATTAGTTCAGCTTTCTACAACTCCATCGGGTTCGATTCAGTTCCCACCAAAGAAACTGACGGATTCACCGAGCAGGATTTGATTGATTACTATATACCGAAAGCTGTCGTAACGATAACGGTGGTGGACGTATCAGGCTCACCCATACAGGATGCAACGGTCACGGTGGGAGGTGTACAGTACAAAACGTTGTCTGACGGTACAGTGAAAGTACGGGGTATGGCAAATGGCACGATGTCGCTGTCTGTAAAGAAAGACGGGTATATGCCGTTTTCTGACAATTCATGGAAGTTTGCTGATTCAAGGATAACGCTAGAGGTTCTTCGGAATACCGTAATCACTGAAAATGGATACAGCATATTGCTTGAAAACGATGGTTTAATACTAACAGAATAAAAAAAATGGAAGATAATCTTAAAATTTCACAGATGCCTCCCGTTGAAACTGCTACGGGAGAAGAGATGATACCATGTGTGACGGGAAGCCCTAAAGAGAACAAATCCGTCACGGTGTCTAAGATAAGACAAGGCATGGTAATGGACGAAAGCTATGTGCATACCGACAACAACTTTACTACCCAGTTAAAAACCAAACTTGACGGGATACAGGAAGGTGCACAGAGGAATACCGTCATAGGCGTGAAAGGTAATGCCGAACAGTCTTACAGGACCGGGAATGTCAATATAACGAAAGACAATATAGGTCTGTCAAATGTGGACAATACGTCCGATGCCGAAAAGCTCGTATCCACCGCACAGCAAGCAGCCCTAGACAAGAAAGTGGACAAGGTGGACGGTAAAGCGTTATCCACAAATGATTTCACCAATGACTACAAAACGCTTCTCGAACAGATAAAGATGCAGCAGGGGAATATATATGGAGTGGAAATGAGAAGAGGGCAGACAGACCCTGTATTTCAGACATGGATAGGAAAGGAAGAGTTCAAGACATCACATCCTATCCTCAACTCTTTCCGTGCGGCAAAGGTAAAGGACGGTAAGGTAGTAGGATTCCTTGACCAGACCAATTTCTTCAAAATGGCTGACGGTAGCCCGTCAAATATTGTTATTGACGGAACTGATGTAACAGATGACGGAAGCGATATTATGCTTGTAAACACCAAGCCTTTCTGGATAATCAACGGAGGAACGGATGATACATACGAAAGAAGGCTAGTCAGTGACGCTCCGTTTACATACGGTGGCGATACGGCCATAGAGATAAAACCGTTCGGAATGAGTATCGGTTACTCCACGATAAAGGATGGGAAGCAGAGATCTATTTTTGACAACACGGTAAAAGGAGCAACATCAGTAGGAAATCTAGGCGTAAACATAATGGAAGGAAATGGATGGCCTACGACAAATGTATCACGTTTTGATTTTGAGAAATACGCCAGGGCAAAGAACCCGGACATTACGAAGAACTATCCTTATGCCAATGCCTTCGCCCTTGACCTTGAAGTGTGGTGTACGCTTCTCTTTATTAAGTTTAGAACAAAAGACCTACACGCACAGTCTGTTTGCGGAAAAGGAATATCATCCAACGATTCAGCCCCCGATGCGTCAAGCTGGGGAAAAATGACAGGCATCAGATTCAAGAAGGCGGACGGTCAGACCTATGTGTATTACAAGATGAACGGGCAAGGATTTAAAGCGTCCGAAACAGGAACGACTTACAATTTCTCCCAACTCATAAACAACTACCGTCCTTGCATGAAGATGTTTGAAGCACAGCTTGCCATGTCATACGCAAAGGAACACAATGTCGCTCCCGACACCGAGTTTGAATATGAAAGCACAAAATACAAATATTACAACTTCCAAGGTCATAACGGATTGGCTGACGGGGAGATGTCGGGTATCGTAGCCAAGTTTGTCAATGCAACTGTAACCAGCGGATGGAGTATTCCTGACAATGCGGAAGTGACAGACCGTGAAATAGAGATATGCTTCACACAGCCTATCATTCGCGGACGTATTGCCGGGTGGGGAGATATATGGATGTGGTACAGTGGGATAGATTGTGTCATGCACGATTCCACATCCATAGACATCTATCAGACCTATGACGTGAACAATCTGACTACGGACAATGTAGCCACAGAAAAGAATCCCGGGGAATCTTACGGTTTTGAGAATACGTATGATTTTATCGGTTCTATGGCTAGAGGTGAAGGATATATAACGAAGAACTTTGAGAACTCGCTCATTGGAGAGGTCAAGGGAAGCAATCTTCACACGGGGGAATGTCATTACAACTGGTTTACGGGAAATGCAGGTTCGGGTAAGATTGGAAGGCGTGGTGTTTTCTTTGGTGGTGGGTCGAACTACGACAATTGTTCTCTGCGGGCTGGTATTTTGAACCCTGGTCCTTCGAACGCGAACGCGAACATTGGTGGCGGCTTTCGTTGTACAATAACCCAACCCTAATTTTTCACGAAGTGAAAAATCCCCCTCCCAAAACTTGCAAAATATATTAATAATGTTTAAGTTTGCATAATAAAATTAGTATCACCCTTGGTAGAAGGGGTTGAGGACGTGGAGTGGTCGGCAGTAGCCGGGGCGGTGAAGCGTCAATATGTACGTGTATAATTAATCGTATATAATTATCTATGGAAAGAGGTTTGATTTTTGACGAGAAGCCTGCCTTTATCTTTGATTTAGGCACTGGATATAGCAATGTTCATTTAAACATTGAACAAGTTGACGAACCCGAAACGGACGATATGGGAAATATTGTACAGGAAAAGTTCGTCAAAAAGTGGAAAGCCGATGTACAGCGTGTAAAGAACCCTGTATCGTACGACAAAACGGTAGATGCCGCCATAAAGGATGAATTTCCCAACGGTGAGGAAGAAGCGGCTCTCAGAAAAGGTATTTTAAACAAACTTGACCCGGATTATGTAAAGCTGAACGAGTTTGCCGAAAGTGTGAAACAATCTTACTTGAAAGGATATGGAAAACAATGATAAACAACAGATAGGTGGGTATTTCTCCACCAAAAACGCTTCAAAGGATGAAGCGTTAAAAGGTATCGTAGCTGCAAGAATATCAGCATCGGAAGATGTAACCGACAAGGAATACACAGCATTGTCAAACCTTATAAGAGTAGCGACATCGGATGGATGCCGTATCTCATTGGTACAGGAAACGAAAAGCAGATCAAGCAGAATAGCACCAACAGGAATGCTTCTCCCGGCAGGAACGGTGGAATATTTTTCAGTCACACCAGGAAGCAAGGTGAGTGTTACGGGAACAGCAAACATATCATCTATCGAGTAAGTCATGGGCATGAATTATAACACTATATTAGCTTCCTTACTTGACGGGATATCTCTAGCATTGAAAAGCGGAAACTCGAATGTTGATGCGGAACAGTTTAACTTCCTTACTGACGCAATAAACAGATCAACTATCATACCGTCTTATTTTGATAGAGAAAATGCCATAAAGTATCTTGATGTGAGTGACACCGAGTTTGCAAGGCTTACATACAAAGGTACTAAATTTCATCCCGTACAACCGTTATTATCTCCCGTGAGAGTACAAGGAATAACAAAACCCGTTTATTTGAAAGAAACATTGGATGCTCTTAAAAACAACGGGCTTATACGTCCAAAGAAGTCAAGGGGCAAATACAAGACTAAAAGCTAGACAACCTCATACGCATACATTATAACACAATCATCTTTATTATCCATATTAACCGCTTGGAAAATGTTTTCTTCATTATCCAAAGCGGTTATTTTATATGTTCCGTTCGTCAGATCAACAGTGTCACCTAATTTTATATAGGCGTACTTGTTTCCACTAGGTATTAAATACGTAATCTTTATTGGATTATTATTCCATTTTTTTAATTCTTTCATCTTCAATTCCTCTATTTTAAAATTATTGCGCTAATATACGAATAGGAAAAACAACTCACAAGCAAATAACTTATTTTAACAAGTTTAAACCATCTGAAACACAATAGGTTATACTGCGAAATTTTTATTTTTGTTTAGGCAATCCATGTTGTAAATTTACACTCGTAAAGATGAGTGCACAGTCTTTACGGGAGTTATAATACACACACACATTAAATTACAATATTATGGGTTCAGACAAAATTTTTATGTTCGACAATCCTGCCGCTGGAGAAAGCGCAGGTATTATGTCAATGATTCCTGCACTGTTGCAGAATAAAGGATTAGACCCCAATCTTGTAGCTGCCTTGATGAATGGTAACAAAAATCAAGACGCTTGGGGTGGTGCTGGTTGTTATTGGATCTGGATTATCCTGCTCTTCTTCCTGTGGGGTGGTAACGGATTCGGTAACGGGTTTGGCAATGGAGCAAACGGAATCCCTGCTCAATTGAACAATGAAGCAGGACGTGAATTGTTGATGAACGCTATTCAAGGAAACGGAACAGCTATCAATCAGTTGGCTAGTTCTTTGAACTGCTCTACTCAACAGTTGCAGAATGCTATCTGCCAAATTCAAGGACAGATTCAGCAAGTTGGTAATCAGGTAGGTCTTTCCTCTCAACAGATCATCAACTCAATTCAGTCAAATAGTGCAGCTATCGGTTCTCAGCTTGCTTCTTGCTGCTGTGATATCCGTACAGCTATTGAACGTCAAGGATGTGATAGCCGTTTGGCTACTGTAGAGCAGACCAATACTTTGACAAGCAATACAAACACTCAGTTTAACATCTTGTCAAGTAAGATTGACGCTCAAACAGCTATTATCAACGATAAATTCTGTCAGCTTGAAATGCGTGAAATGCAAAACAAGATAGATGCACTTAGACAGGAAAACAGCAATTTGGCTCTGGCTGCTTCTCAACAGGCTCAGACTGCAAATATAGTTGGACAACTTAAGGCTCCGTGCCCAGTTCCATCCTATATAGTGCCTAACCCAAATTGTTGCTATGGAGGTTATCCGTTCATGGCTGGTTTTGGTGCAGGTTATGCTGCTGGTGACAACTGTGGTTGCAATTGCTAAAGTTTAGTTAAGAGTTCTTTGACTTATTGAATTGGGCTTCGTAATCGGATAGGTACATCCATTTATATCCTTTATGATACTTTCTTTTACCTAAACATACAGCGGAAATATGACCTTGGTTATATCCTTCTGTTTTCTTAGCAAAAGTGGGTGATTCATAAATCTTAATATCATTAGGATTACTTGGATTGATACGAACAACAGATTTACTGTTTGCTAGAATAATTTTTCTATTTCCAATTTTAGATAAAGAGTTTCTTTTTCTTGTTATTGGATTTAGAGCATTCATAGAGGAATTACACCATCTTAAATTAGATACTTTGTTGTTTTTCCTGTTGGTATCAATATGGTCTATTATGGGATAATTATTAGGGTTAGATATATGTACAGATGCAACTAATCTATGAACATAGCATTTTTTCTCTTTATTATCTTTGGCAATTATATACTATTTTACACAACAAAATAAGAGTGCAACCGCTGTTATTGTTGTTGTGGTTACAAATATACTAATTTAGTCAATTACACCTTATTTATATTACTGTAAAAAAAATAATTGGTTTATATAGTTATATAATATGAAATATTTAATATATTTGCACTTGAATATACAAATAAGATTGGATATATCCAATCGTTGTACTGACATATAAAATAGCTCAATCGCCTTCTGAATCACCACCTCGGAAATAAAACGAGCTATAAATGAACCAATACATATTGGGTGAGTTGAAACCTTATAGGCGTAGACTTCCCCATAATGTATTGTGGCTTGTGGTGAGCCAAGAAGGCGTATGGGCGATAGTCTGCGCTTCCTTGTATACTTGTAATGCGTGGTTATTGCTGAAATTAGTGGAGCTTTATTTTTAGTATTAACCAT